TTACGGCCTTTGGCACCCGCTATTTGTGACGCTATCACTTGGTTTCAATGTGGCAAATCCGTTTCGTGATCTTACTCGCGCAGCCAATAACCTAGCTGCCGAGCTTACCTGGAAACAGCTTCTCCCTCTTACCGCGCTTCCGAAGGTTGTCTTAGGTTTTGCGGGAGCACTTCCGTCCGCAATCTTGGATGAGGCGGGGATTGACACAAAAACGTGGAAAGATGCACTGAAACAGAACATGTCCGACCTAAGTATGAAGGACGTTGCATTCGCCTACGCTAAAAAATTCACAGCTTCCTATTTGGAAGCTTCTGGCCTTAATCAGGCTAATATAGACAGGATGCGAGACGAAAAAGCCCTGTCGATTAGCTACGCCAAAGTCGACGCTGAACTCACCGAAGAAAGCGACAAGTACCATAAACTTATGGAACAGTTTGGGCTTACGCCATCCGTGGGGAGAACGCCCTGGGGCAAGGCAATGAACATAAAGGAAAAGGGGCTAAAGCCATTTGCTATTATTACCGGCGCAATAGATACGGCCAGCAAGATCAGCGGTGAAAGGATTCTCCGAAAGGCCGGAGTCGAGAAACATAGGAAAGCTTACATCGTACGCAAGGCTATTGGAACGCCCGACTACAGGCAGGAAGGGCAGCTGACGCACATTACGAATGCACTATTCATGTACTCCAGGGTTAACTGGGTTGGCAAGCAGCATGACGCCGCTTACGCTATCGGCGCAAGAGGCAAAGGTAAAGCCATGAGATGGTGGTTTAGCTTTATGACCGGAACACTCTTACCATATCTCATGGCAAAAGAAGCGCACAAGCGTCTTATAGACTTCTGGACTGGTGATGACGACGACGAAGAGAAGGAGAGAATGAAAAACTTCTCCGACTACTTGCAGCGATCCTACCTAATGATCCCAACGGGGTATGGCAAGGACGCGGACGGTAATCTAGCTCTGAAGGGACTCTCTTTACCTCGCGGTGACTTCCAGAGATTTCTTATCTCTATGTTCCACTACGCCGCAAAAGCCATTGAAGAGAAGACCGGAGTCGAAAACGAATACGCAGATATTTCTGACGTCAGAAGTGAAGTGTCTAGAGACATTGGAAATGAACTGGTTCCGGGACTCACGCCACCACTTAAGATTGCAAATGCTATATGGTACCACTCTAGCGGGAGATCGCCATACAATAACGTCTTCAGTCAGAACGTTTACGAAAACTACATGTCACCTGAACAGAAACAAGCCAAGATGAACGACTGGTATGCAGATCAGTTTGGTGTGTTTGGACAATTCGGAACGTGGATGTACGACATCGAAAATAACGTAAGGGATTTCAAGGTTTCCGAACTACCGGGAGTCTCGAGGCTTTACCGCGAGCGTACGGTTTCCGATATGAGGACTTCCGCTAGATACCTCCAAAAAACAATCGAGGAAAGGGAGGTTAAGGCATTCAACTACACACTTCCGGAAGCTGCGAGTGAACTCTTTTCCGATTTCACTATAAATATGAAAACGATGTCATCGAACAACATTAAGGAAGAGGCTCGGAGGAAGCTTCTTCATCAATGGAACGAGCTTCACTTCAAGCCGGCGAAGAACACAATTCGTGACGCTCGCGCAGTCATTAAGAACTCCAAGGATGTCAGTGAAATTGCGAATGCGACACTAGCCGAGAAGGCTGCCATGAGGACGCTCGAAAGCGTCTCAATAGCCTTGCGCGATCGGCAAAATGCGGCGTTAATGCCAATGAAGGACTTGCCGCCCATTCTGAAGCCTGTCTTCTACAAGTACCTTACGGCTCTTGCCGAGGCAATGAACTTGAATCCCCCAAGGCGGAAGACAAAGAAAGGGGTTTTCACCGAGACGAACGAGGAGTATCAGACAAGATATCTCACTTACATCGAGAAGAAGCTTCCGAACCTCGACATTGGGATTGAGTACTCTAAGGCGATTGGGAGAGATACGGCGGATAAGGAAGAAAAGAAAAAAGACCTCAAAGCAAAGGAGGAGATTCTGAAGAAACGACTTGGCAAGGACTGAACTTGCGTACCACTGCTTATTGTGTTAGTATATTGGTAACTGGTCGGTCGAAGGCGGGCCAGACCCGCCCAACCCGCCTGATCCTCCTGGGCCCCCTGACGACCCACCTGGGCCACCGGCTGGCGACCAGGTGGGGCGGGGGGTCAAGGAGGACCTCCTGTTTTTTCGATCAGAAGGAGAAAGTCATGAAACGAAGACACTTTTTCACGTACCTTTTTCTGGGAGCATCGGCGAGCTTAGCAACTGCCGCTTACGCGTGGCCATGGCGCCGACGAAAACCCAAGAAGGATTGTTGACCACCTAAAAAGAAGTAGGCCGGTCGGCCGAAAGGAAAAACATGAAATCTCTGTACACACTGATTCTACTGGCGGTGGCCAGTGTGAGTCTCGCACAAGACGAGATCCCAACAATCGGGATCATCGCTGAAGACACGTATCCGCGCGATAGCAAAATCGTCCAAACCCTGGCGGGACTCGAAGACGTCACGTATCGCGCTCGGTGGGTCGTGCGATCCGATGACGGTCGCGAGGACCCGGACATTCGGATACACTACGAAGAGCATGGAGTGTCTATCTGGTGTCCGCCAGGACGATATGAATCAATCTGCACGATTGCAATCTTCACGCAGGATCCTGCGGAACTCGTCTGGGTCGACCTTTTCGCTGATTGGTCGGTCGAAGGCGGGCCAGACCCGCCCAACCCGCCTGATCCTCCTGGGCCCCCTGACGACCCACCTGGGCCACCGGCTGAAGGCTTTGACGACGTCCCGGCGCTGGTAGCCGACCTGGTCCGACCAATAAAAGACGCTGAGAAGGTAGAGACGTGCAAGATCCTCGCGGAGACATACCGGCGACACGGTCAACTGGCGCGCGAAGGCGTTTACGAGGATTCCAATGAACTCGCTGCCGCGTGCAACTCAGACTACATGTACCAAATCGGGATCAACAAATTTTTGCAGTACCGTCCGGCGATGAGTCTCCTCCGGCAAGAAATCGGCAAGATGATGGTCGCCGGCCGTGCTGAAACCATGGAGGACTTCGGAAACCTCTGGATCGCGATTGGAGATGGATTTGACATTATAAAGGAGGAGACCAATGGCGCGATGGAGAACTAGGTTACGAGATCGAAAGCGGCGCACGGTCGGCGAGGGGCATGAGATGTCCCGCTGGTACCACCAACGCACAGGGTGGGTTCCGCCCTCGCGTAAACAGATCGCTAGTAAGCCAACGCTGTCGCAGTCTTACCGCCGGAAGAGAGGTAGGCAAGTTGACACGTTCCTCTGGCGACTCCTCTGGACGGCGATGAAAGAAAACGAGGGCCCGACCAGGCCGAAGACCTGGGTGCCTCAGAATCAGTCACGTGGGACCTGTATAGGTCAGACTTGGAAGCTTGGCTGCGACACAGTCATGTCCCTGTCGTACCTTCTGTTCGGCACGGAGTTCCCCGGGCGAGCTTCCGTAGCAACTATCTATGCGGGTTCGCGAGTTGAGGTCGCCGGCCTTCCCGGATTCTGGGACGGCTCGAACGGATACTGGGCTGCTGAATTTGTAACGAAGTGGGGAGTCACTACGCTTCTGGAACTCGGCATGGACGACAACGCTAGGCTCGAGGATGAGCGACTGGCGGTAAGGTGGGCGGGCAGTAGGGACGGAGTCCCGGCGAGCTTTGAAGAGATGGCTGAACAGCGGCCGATTCTTCAAACACCTCGAATTACCACCGTCGAGGAGGCGATCACGGCAGTGACGGGCGGAGCCCCGATCTCGATCGCTTCCAATCTGATTCCTTCGGGGAAGATCGACAAAAACGGCGTGTCTCGCGTTCGGAGGGACGGTGGACATAACGTTTTGCTTTGGGGCCTACGATGGATAAGTGGCGAGCCGACCTTTCTCTACCAAAATTCCTGGGGTAACTGGGCTGACCAAGTTCTAGAAGATCAGCCAGCCGGTTCGGTTTGGATCAATGCGTACGATCTACAGAAGACACTCGACCAGAACGATAGCCACGCACTCGTGGGTATTGGCGGCCTGGAATACAGTCCGTCGTATTGGCTTTGAATCACTTTACTTCACTTCACTTTGAAAGGAAACTGCAATGAAAAGACTGCTTATCAAGATGGCCCTAAAGCGCGAACTACGTAAGGCTCGACGCAGCAGGGATTTGGAACGTGCCGACCTGATTGTTCAGGCCTTGGAAGACGGCGACCTGCTCGAGTATGTGTCGTTGGCCGCCGAGGCTGAGTACAACTACGGTAAGAGCCCATTGGCTGACGACAGCGTCAAGGGCGACACCCGTGATTTCCTAGAATGGTTCAAGGATTTCATGCCCCAACTCATGGAGTTAATCGCGTTCATTATGCAGATGTTGGCCCTGTTCGGCGCAACCGAAGAACCTGAGGAAGAAGGATAAGATGCCCTCCCCCTTCCAGCAAGTACCGGTCTCTTGGTCGTCCTTTATTGGGATACTGGGCATCCTTACCGCGCTCATCTGTTCCATTGCCGGCGCAGGGTATGCGATGCACGCATCTCAACCACATGCCGGGGCGATTGAGAGAGCCGAGTACACTGCCGACCAGGGGGACCTGAAGGACATCTTGAACGAGATCAAGGCGACCCTCATCAGGATCGAGGGTCGCCTTGACTCTTTATGAATCCCAGATAGCTTTCGCGATATCAACAGCCTCGAGAATTACGTAGTAGTTTAGTGTGGTTTGAATGTTGCTATGCCGCATCATTTTCATCAGGATTGGTGGCTTGACTTTCATTGCCCATCGAGACCCGAACGATCGCCTCAGGTCATGAGCAGTACACCGCCTCCCCGTTGCGGCCGTGAGGATCTCGGAAACGATATTGGAAGCGCGATTCCTACAGACATCAACACCAAGGACAATCCCGGTTTGACCGTCTTGGCCACAACAATCAATCACCCACCGGTGGAAGTCTGGGGTCATAGGGACAAATTCGTCTCGGCGAGACTTCTGGCCCTCACTGAGAATACGAAAGACGGGATACTCAAGAGAAGTGAGGTCGATTTGGAGCGGTCCTTCATCCCACGACAGGGTCAGAGCCTCACCGATACGCAGGCCGCAAAGCCATATCCCTTCTATAAAGCGGAACCATGTCTCGAAGTCGTTTGGCCGACACTTACGGCACGCGTGCGTGATTTCGACGAAAGCGCTCTCGTGGACAGTATACTTTCGGACCGCGTCGGACCTCTTCGACTCGCCGATCTTGATATTCGGTGCGTGATGTATGGTTCCGGATTTCAGACCCCAGCCGAAGAGCGCTTTCAGGTGTCTGAGGTACATTTTGACGCTTTCTTGGCTCACTTGACTCGTCAAGTATTGGCGAAACCTGGAAATGTCGTAGTCGTGGATCTCGTTGACATTCCTTCCGGGATTCTCAGCGTAACAATTCCACTTAGTGATAGCCCGGTCGAGCGTACACGTGTAGAACTCAGACTTGAGTGGATACATCTCTTTCCGTGCGCGATTGACAAAAGCGGACCAGGAAATCGGATATCCTTCCTTGCCTTCGTTAATCTTCGTCTCAAGTATTGCGGCTTCACGTTCCGCTTCCCTGGTTACGTTGGTTTTACACTTCCGGGTGCGCGTCTTATTGGACCCAGGGTCCTTCCACACCATTTCGAGGCCACGTCCCTTCCTCGTACGAACGGTGACTTTTGCCATTTTGATTCCCCATTCTGCAAGTCCGCGTGGTTTAACAACCCTTACTGTACAGCGCGTACTTCTTAAAGTCAACCACACGCTGAACGCTGCAGTTTTTTTCATTCAAGCCTCTTGCATTTACCGTGGATGTTTCTTATACTGGAATTTTCAATGCGACGTAACCCAGAACTTGCAACGTTCCTGACCCTGATATCCTTCGGATGTCGAGGGCTACAAAGCGAAGGAGAAAAACTTGAAGATCATTTCCGGGAAACGTGCGCGACCAAGGCGGACACTTTTCTACGGCAAACACGGAATTGGAAAGACTACCTGGGCTGCCGGCGCGCCCGCGCCAATTTTCTTACAATGCGAAGAGGGTTTGGACGACGTGGGCGCCGATAGGACCGAGCTACTGACAAGCTCGCAAGCTGTCAGTGACTCGCTAGGATGGCTGTACAATGAGCCTCACGATTTCAAAACTGTCGTCGTCGACACCATAGACTGGTACGAGAAATTGGTGCAAGCGACGATCTGTGACATGGAAAGTGTTCCCGCGATTGAGAAGATCGGCTACAACAAGGGCTTCGGATTCTGCATCCCTATTTGGCGAAATTTCTTCACCTGGCTTGACGCGCTGAAAGAGAAACGAGGGATGAACATCATCCTTCTGTCGCACTCAAGAATCGTTCGATTTCAGGACCCAAAGACCGATGGATATGACCGGTACGAGCCGGCGCTCCATAAGACGATTTGCCCAGTGGTTCAAGAGTGGTGCGACGAAGTTCTATTCGGTACGACCGATGTCGCCGTAATAACAAAGAAGGAGGGCTTTAACCAAGAGCGTTCTCGCGCTATAGACACCAACACTCGCATCGTGTACACTTGTGAAATGCCGACACATCTCGGCAAACGACGAATTCCAATGCCAGATCAGATCGGAATGTCCTGGGCGGAGTACCAGCAGCATATCGACGCTGCCTACGGGACTGTTGGAAACATCGCCGGCATTGTCAAGGATGGCTCATCCAAACAGGGGTAGTCTTGGCGGCTACTTCACCTACAGTTTTTCTACACAGTCAGAAAGGGATCTTATGCCAGACATGTCAATTTATGGGCCATTCGACTCACGAACGGTCGAGCCCAATGAATCTCGAGTCCCGCTCCCGGCAGGATGGTATCCTTGTATCATTTCGGCGAGCGAGAACAGGAAAACGAAAGCCGGTACGGGCACGATGCTCTCGCTGGAATTCACGGTCGTCAACGGTGAATTCATGAACCGCAAGATCTTCGATCGGCTCAACTTACATAACCCAAGCGCCGATGCGGTGAAAATCGCACGAGGAACTCTGTCCTCGATTTGCCGAGCGGTAGGTGTTCCGTCGCCGAAGATGTCGGAAGAGTTACACAACAAGCCGCTTTTAGTACGTGTTTCCGTGAAAAACCGATCGGACACTGGCGAGCCAACCAACGAATGCAAGGACTACAAGGCTTCATCCGCCGGAGTTGGAGGGTATCAGCAGCCGCAGACTGTCCAGGAGGGTAGAGATCAGGCGCAGCAGCCTCAGTACCCCCAGGAGACGACGACGCAACCACAGCAGTACATCCAGCCGCGGCCGCCGCTGATGTCGCAACCACAGCAGTACACTCAGGCGCCGCCGTCACAGCCGCAACCTCAACAAGTGCCGCAACCACAGCAGTACACTCAGGCGCCGCCGAAAAACAGTACGTCTCCGTTCTAGTGCAAGAGATGATGGGGGGGCAGGGAGGCTCGAAAGAGTCTCCCTGTTTTTTTTTCTTCTCTTGAGGATTCTTCATGGAACTCTTCAGTAAAATTGAGCGACATTTAATGTATCGAGAGGTAAAATGATCAACCTGCGCGATTACCAGCGTGCTGCAATCGACGCAACTTGGCAATGCATGCGAGATAGGCCCGGCGAAAATCCGTGTATCGTCATCCCTGGCGGGGGCGGTAAGACTTTCGTTATCGCGACGCTATGCAGGGAAGCTGTCGAGAACTGGCAAGGCCGAGTTATTGTCGTGTCTCACGTTCGTGAACTACTGTCGCAAACGAAAAATGCACTCGAAAAGATTTACAGCGATGGCAGCGTTGGCGTCTACTCGGCCGGGATGAATACTAGATGTACGGACAATGACGTGATCATTGGCGGAATCCAGTCCATCTACAAGCGCGCCGGCGAATTTGGTAGGAGACATATTTTAATAGTAGATGAAGCACATACTATCTCAGACCGCGATCAGGGGATGTATCGCAAATTTATTTCAGACATGTCGACTCTGAATCCCAACTTACGAATCATAGGAACAACGGCTACTCCTTTTCGCACTGCGACTGGAATGATTTGTGAACCCGAAAATATCCTGAACTACATTTCCTATAGCGTGCCAATTTCCCATCTGATTTCAGAAGGCTATCTCACTCCGCTTAGAAATACTGGCGGAGTTATCAGCGTTGATACGTCGGAAGTGAAGATTGTACGAGGGGACTTCGCACAAAACGAGATCGAGGATTTGTTTGACGTCGATAACATATCTTTGCCGGCTTGCAAGCAGATTGTTGCAACAGCAGCGAATAGAAAGGCTACCCTAGTCTTTACGTCCGGAGTTCGACATGGAACGCATATCTGTGAGAGGCTGAACTCCATGGGTTTGAAGTCCGAGTTTATCTGTGGTGAAACGATTCCACTTGAACGAGACTCAATTATCAGTAGATTTCGATCAGGACAATTACCATGTGTCGTCAACGTAAATGTCCTGTCGATCGGAACTGACATTCCCAGAATTGACCTAATTGCGGTTCTTCGAAGCACCACAAGCCCGGGATTCTTCTATCAGGCAGTGGCAAGAGGAACTAGATTATGTGAGGGGAAGGAATTCTGCACAGTTATCGACTATGGCGGTAATATTGAGCGACATGGAGCAATAGATGCTCCAGATTATGGTGTAGCAGCAATTGCCGCTTGGAAAGCAACAGCAGAAACCAAGGAGGAAAAGCGACAAGCACGCCTTAAAACGTGTCCCTCGTGTGGTGAGCAGGTTGCCATCCAGACAAAGATGTGTCCGTGTGGGTTTGAATTTCCCCCGTCGATGATGCCAGTCGACCCGGATGCAGCTAACCCAATCCTGCAATCGGCCGCCGCCGCCGGGGTACCGCCAGCGGAGTGGAAGGACATATTCGAAACCGAGTACTGTGAACACAAAAAGAAAAATTGGGAAGAAGGCGACCCGGTCACTCTCCGCGTGGAATATCACTGGAGTGAGGGCATCCGCGATTGGCCGGTTCGAGAGTGGGTCTGTTTCGAACACGAGGGCTTCGCACGTGAAAAAGCAAAAGCCTGGTGGAAACGGCGGACGAACGCGCCTTTCCCAGCTAACGTCCAGGATGCGCTCTACCTCATCATTAGTAAGAAAGTACTCGCGAAGACTAAGGCCATCTGTGTGGGCAAAGATCCTAAGAACCCGAAGTGGGATCGCATAGAGGATTACGAGATTGGTCCGCTCCCTGAAGTTCAACAGTGGGGCGCCGACCCAAATCGTGGCTGTCTCGTACGAGAGCCTGAAGAAAGCGTGAACGATTACCTTAATGTACTTGATGACGAAATTCCCTTTTAACCATGGAGGCCTGATACGGCAAGCAACTTCGACGAAACTTGTCCACACTATTCTTAAAAGGAGGACATGGAAACATGTTCAATGAAAGGGAAAAAGCCATTTCAAGGGTGTCAAAACCCTTGAAATGGCACTGATGGTGGAAAACATTACCTCTCCGCGTGGATCATCGAACACTTCTCTCCGCACATTCATTATTGCGAGCCATACTTCGGCGGAGGATCGGTCCTCTTCGCGAAGCCGCCCGAACTCGTCTTCGACCATTCAGAAGTCATCAACGATATCGATGGCGACCTCATGAACTTCTGGAGCGTTCTTAAAGACGATACAGGCTTTCGCCGCCTGGCTCGCTACGCCAGCGTGACTCCCTTCTCAAGAGCAGGGTGGCTTAAGTCGCTCAGTGGAGTATGTAGCGTCGACCCAGTCTGGAAGGCGCTCCACTTCTTGGTGAAGTTCAGACAATCGCGTCAGGGTCTCGGTACGGACTTCGCTACGATCTCTCGCAATCGCACGCGAGGCGGAATGAATGAGCAGGTTTCTTCTTGGCTCTCCGCAATTGCCAGCCTGCCGGAATTCCATGAGAGGCTTCAGCGCGTCGTCATCGAGAATCTCCCCGCTCTGGAGATAATCAAGCAGCAGGATAGCGAGAACACGTTCTTCTACTGCGATCCGCCTTACGTGCCATCGACGCGGTCGGCCGGCAAGTACAAGCACGAGATGACCGAGGGCGACCACGAAGAGCTTCTCAAGCTTCTCGCCGGCATTAAGGGTAAGTTCATTTTGTCGGGCTACTGGTCGAAACTGTACGAAGCGTACTCTGACAAATACAGTTGGTTCGAGGATTGGAAGGAGATCGACAATAAGGCATCCTCGAGCAAAACGAAGGAGAGGAAGAAAGAGTTTCTTTGGATGAACTTTGATCCGGAAAGCAGGAAAGAGGAATGAGCGTGAAAGAAGAAATCCTGGAAGCAATGGAAAACATCCACGTCACCGTTGACGCCTTATTCAAACTACGTAAGGCTTTGGAAGGCATTCTTGGGCACGACATACCAACGCTGGAAGAGAACATACCAACGCTGGAAGAGAAAGAGTACCTGTGGATGGACGAGGAATGAGCGTGAAAGAAGAAATCTGGAGGCCGAAGAACGCTACCGTTGACGCCTTATTCAAACTACGTAAGGCTTTGGAAGGCATTTTTGGGCACGACATACCAACGCTGGAAGAGCTACAAAAATGAGCACCTGCAAAGAAGAGTTGATCGAAAACCTAGCCTTAGCGGCAGACCGCATGGACCCTGAAACGCTGGTAGGTCCATGCGGCTGCGACTATTCTATCGGCTATCAGTGTGAGTGCTGCTTTGTTCACGAAGTACTTCTGAGTGCCAGAAAGTTCCTGGAGGAAGTAGCCCAGGGTTGACGTCACCCGCCTGGTAAAGTTCCTGGAGCGAAGGGCTCTTATGCCACACACTGAAGACCCCGACTACGCGAAACCAAAGCGAGCAAGCGCGAAGCAAGCAAGGGGGAAGTGCGCTCAGTGCGGCGCGAAGACGAAGTACACGATCTGCCCGGCTTGTCGTTGTAGCGGATGTGGTCATTGCAAGATCCTCTGCTCTTGCAAGGGGAAAAACAAATGGTGTTAAAAAAAAGAAAGGGTCAGTTCTCATGAGACTTCTCACTGCCGCCGTAAAGGATGTTGCGATAACCACGAAAGACGTTGCCTCTTGGTTCATGAATGCAAGCAGCCAACAGCAATCTGAAATGCTGCAGATCATGTCCGATATCACTCAGGCGGCAAACTACGACTGGACGAAGCAAAGCTTTCACATAGCAAAAGAATTCATCGTATCGGACCATGAACCACCGCTAAACCTCGAAGCGGTCAGTCATTTTCTGCGAAAGCTTCTAGACGAATTGGAAGGTGTCAACTTGGACTTGGACGATATCCCTCCACTAGACACCGCCGAGTCCGGAATTAACGGCCCGCCATACGGACCAAGAGACTATATGTAGTACAAGTGCCGCATGACGCTAAAAGAAATCGCTCGAATTCGCTTACCTTTAAAAGGGAGGAAAAAAATGAACGTATCACAGGCAACGCTGATTTTGCAAATGCTTGAATTTGCCACTGAAGGTCGATGGAATCACGTATCAGATCACTTCACATCCGAGGAAATGGGCTACACGCCAGCAGAGATCATCGGAGCATGGAAATCGCTCGAATCCGTGGCGAGAGTGTCTGGAACATCACCAACAGAGGAGGACTTTTGACATGATTGTGATACTAGCAGACACGAACAGAAAAGCTTGGAAGGAATCATGTGTCGAAGCCATTTAGCGCCCTGCCAAAACGATTTCAAGAGAAAATCGACATCTCATGTGAAAACGGATGTTGGAGATGGATGGCATGCACTTTCAATACTGGATACGGAAGAGCTTACTGGAATGGTCCAGATAAACTGGCTCATCGCGTAATCTATACGATCCTTGTCGGTGAAATTCAGAATAAACTTTTCTGTTGTCATCATTGTGATCACCCACATTGCGTTAATCCAGATCATATCTTTCTTGGGACACAACGAGAAAACGTTCACGACATGATTCAGAAAGGGCGCGGTGTATCAAAACTAACACTTGAAAAAGCGAGGCAGATTGCAAACGATCCAAAACCGTATCTTACTATTGCGAAAGCGTATGGAGTCAGTTTACAGGCGATTAACAGCATAAAGTGTGGTAGATCTTGGAAAGATATCGACATCTCGATAGTGCGCAACTCCTCTGAAAACAGAAAAGCTTCAAATAAGAAGAAGCGTATTTTAACTAGAGAGCAAGTCTTGGCAATTCGCGCGGACCTAAGATCGCAAAGGGCGATTGCTCAGGCTTTTAGAGTTGGAAGAAGCACAATAAGAAACATCCTCAATAGAAAGACGTACAAGGAATTTTAATGTCGAATCTTAAGGCAGCTGAATCATGGGCAGAACATGAATTTGAAATTTTTCCTTGCGCGCCCGGCGAGAAGACGCCGGTCACTCCTCACGGCTGCAAGGACGCCACAGCGGATGTCGAGCAGATACACAGTTGGTGGACGATGCAGCCGATGTACAATATCGGCCTCCATGCAGCCGGCCTGCTCATCGTCGACATCGACCCGGGCGGAGAGGACTGGCTAGAGTCCCTCGAGCCGGGGCAACTGGAGGAGCTGATGAAGGCCCCCATTCAGGACACCCCGCGCGGGGGGCGACACTTCCTCTACCTGCTCCCTGATGGGATCGAAGTCAAAAACAGCGCCGGCAAGATCGCACCCAACGTAGATGTGCGGTCGACCGGGGGCTACATCCTGGCCTCGCCGTCCAAAGTGGGAGGGAAGCCTTACTCCTGGGATGAATCGCCTCCATGCCGCACCCGTCTGCCCCTGGCGCCGGACTGGTTGATCGAAATGGCTCAAGGGAACTCACAAAAAGTACCCAAGATTCATGAGCCGGCCGAACGCGTCGATCGCGGCGAGCCTCCTCAGGGGCCGATCCTCGAGGGGACCCGGGATAACACCCTAATCACCCTGGCTGGCTACCTCCGAAACCTGGGGCTCGACACGAATGCCGTCTTCGCAGCGCTCTGGGAAGTCAATTTGGCTCGCTGTCAACCCCCGATGGATCAGAAGGAAATCGATCGAATCGCCAAGTCGAGCGAGCGGTTCGAAATCGATGACGTCCAGGCGATGCTCGCCAATGACCACATCCTGGGCGAGATTTGCTGGAACATGCTCAATACCGGACAATTGCCCGTGGACCCCGAGCCACTTACTAAGGGAGTGGCCAATGCTCCTCATGCGCCCGATGATGCGCCTCCTCATGCGCCTCCCGGCGTCGAAGACCCAGTCGAAGTGACCGCTTTCTACGAAGAGGAAGAGGGTGAAGAGGTCGAGCTATGGGCTCCGATGAATGAACGGGTGTACACTGACATGCCGCCCATTATGCGCCAGCTATTCGACGTGGTTAAGTGGCGTAGCCCCATCACAAATCCAGAACTGATCATCGCTTCGATGCTCCCCTTGTTCGGGACCTTTTACGGCCACCGGGCATTTAATCCGGAGTACGGCACTCGGACTAACCTCTATTCGATCGGCCTGGGGAAGACGGGCGCCGGTAAGGATAAGCCCCGGACCGTGGGAATGGAGCTATTCGACTTAGTAAATGCGGACATGCTTGCCGGTGTTGATGTGGGTTCTCACGTGGGTTTGTTCAAGCTCTTGCAAGCCGAACCGGTCCGAATGGCATACATCGACGAAATGGGCTCAAGCCTCACCAGATGGGCTCAGACACCCATTGGGCGGTCTATCCTGTCCACACTCATGATTCTCTACACGGAGTCTGATAAGGTCGCCTGGAAGCCCACGATTGTGAAGGATGGGCGCGGGGCCGACCCCGTGCCGTACCCGTGTATGTCGTTCTACGGGACGAGTACCCCCGAGGCCTTCTTTCGGTCCCTCGACCGAGGGGTGATCGATGATGGGTTCATGGGTCGGTGCCTATTATTCGAGGAAGCTGCCGACAACAAGCGGAAGATCCCCAATAACGACATCGAAATACCCCCTGAAGTGATTGAACACTTTCGGCTGTGGCGCGATTATGGGCGCAGTAACGACAATCTCGTTTCGCTAGCCGGCCCGAACTGGATTCGTGTCCCAATGGACGCCGACGCATCAGCTTTTCACGAACAGCTTTGCGCCGCGATCGATAGCAAATCAGAGAATGAAAACGACTGGCGAAAGGCGATCTGGAAGCGGACCGGCGAGAAAGTGACCAAGCTGGCCATAATCCGAGCCTGCGCCGGTCACGATTTCAATCAAGACTCGGACTCAGACCTCAAAATCTCACTGAGGGATGAACTTTGGGCTTATTCGATCGTCAAGCGGTCGAATCGCGTACAGATTCGCAACCTCGACCGGATGAACACCAATCCGCTTATCGGCCCCATGCGTGACGTTTACCGGGCTTTACCTGCCGATGGGACACTCGTTAAGAGAGCTTTAGCGTTCAAGCCCCTTAAGGGAATGAAGACGCACGACAAAAATGCCGTCATTGAACAACTCATGGAATTCGATCACATCGAAATGATTACCCTGCCAGCCAAGGGGGGGAAGGCCGGTCGACCGTCACTCCGTGTCCGCCGAGGGCCCATTAAACTTCATTGACTTGAAAGCGAGTGTTGGACAACTTTTTTACACTAACTAGGTAAGGAGAAACACCTTATGACATTAGAAAAGCTGCAAGCTAACATCTCGGACCTGATTGCTCTCGCCAAGCAAAAACGCCACACAGCGACGGAGGATACCGACAATCTCGATAACGAAATCGCCCGAATGGTATGGTTAGAGGAAGCCACACGGGTCTTTCGCCAAGGACAAGATCCCCCGCTGGACCAGTGTCTCGTTGAGGATGTCACTCAAATCCGCGCGGAGTGCTCTCGAATAGGGCTGGAGAAAGAACGACTTAAGACAAGCCTGAAAAACACCCAGGCGGCCAAGGAGATTCTCATCAAAGAGTGCGAGGCACTTTACAGGGCGATCAAGGACGCAGGTTTCGACGTCGAAGTTTGTTAATGAGAGGTATTACACACTAACCAGGTAAGGAGAAACATCTTATGACACATATTTCCGAAGCCGACATCGCGTTTCTGGTCAACGGTGCCAAAAATACGCACCAGGAATCGCTAAAGGTAGTCTCTGATCTGATCCAGGAAGTCGCCGTCGAAAAGGAAGAATACACGACTCGGATCAAAGAGTCAGTTCTCATGAGACTTCTCACTGCCGCCGTAAAACTGCACCAAGAGAACGCTTCCTTGCGCAAGGATCTAAAGGCCGCTAGATATGACGCTCTGGCCGCCGACCAAAAAGCGATGGACATCATCGCCGGCAAAGAAGAAGAGTACTCCAGCCGGCTTAACGGCTTACAAAAAGTGAACAAACTCCTGCGAAAGGACCTGGATCTTGCCCAAGAAGCCATTGTAATCCATACCGAAGAGTATTTGCGGCTGCGCGATGTGATTAAAAGGGCGGAACTAAGGCTCGAAGCTTGCTCGTAAACCCTATCACCAGCGGCACATATGGTGAGACGTGAAAGGAGAGCGAACATGAAGCGAGTCCCCCACGGTTACACCTGTCCGGTCGTCCGCGACGCTTGCACTACCGGGTACTTGCATGATCCTCTTGATGATGGGGTATATATCGTTGATGGCGTAAGGTATTGCGGGCGATGTCATCGCTATTATCCAATTCATCCAGTGGGTTGCCTGCCTCCTTCGTTCCGCAATAAGCTTGCTGAAGCGGATGAAAATGGTTGTATCCTCTGGAGTGGATCCCGAGACTTAAACGGCTACGGCAAATTCGTGTACGAGGGGAAGGTGTGGTACGCTCACAAATTCGTCTGGAATGCGTTCTACGGCGATCCGGGCGGGAAGTACGTTTGTCATGCTAATCACTGCAAGAGTGTGTCGTGCGTCCGGCCAGAGCACTTGTGCCTTCGCAAGATCCCGAATGGGAATGGGAAACTCACCCCTGACCAGGTCCGGGCGATCCGATTAGACACCCGTAAGCCAATCGATTGCTGTAACGATTATGGCGTCTCGCCGGCCTCAATCATAAATGTCAGGAGCCGAAAAACATGGAAAGACATTTCTTGAAACAATCATTTGCCTTTCGATCACTTATTGTGCGAAAATACGGGGGGGTTCCCCCTCTAATTGGATGGGGTGGTCGAAATTTACCCCGTAATGACTACCACTTGTGGCTAACCCCCATTCTGCGGAAAGAACACTAAATGTATTTTAATTCTAATTTAGTGATGTAACTTAAACTCCTACGTCAAAAGTATTAAAGGGTCCTTTTTAGAATAATAATAATAGTGATAAGTATAAGAGAGAGAGATATAAATGCTTATGGCCTAGATATCTTAGGTATGTAGATCATAGGGGCTTGTTTCTGCTCAGGGCAGATTCACCAGATCGGTTCACCTAACTTCTTACCACATAACGACTTACGAATCTTGTCGACGTAACCCACTTGCATGGAAGGACTTACGACATATGTGTAACACACCACCCGAAGAGGGGATTTCTGTCTCTTTCACTCGCGCAGACCTTGAGGCTCTGTACCAAAAACGAGAAGGCGCCCGGACCCGCGAGCGAATCCTAATGCACCAGTTGGAGATTGCGAAATCCAAGCTGACGATCACTAGGCAGGACCTGGAAGCCGGCCGGGGCGCGGGAAAGATCTTGGCTGCTCAACTCGACGCCGCATGGGCCGAGATAGCTGAAGCCAATGAGAAAATCGACAATATGGCGAAGGAACTGGAGCGCAAGAGCCAATTTGTTGATAGCTACTGGCGAGACTGGGTCAAGTACGGAAGCCGGCATACCATGCAGGCGGAGAATACTAGACTGAAAGCTGAGTTGCAAGAGGCTCGGACCGCGATAAAAACCATGAAATACGGTTAAGATCTTTGAAACGTAAGTACCTTGTATAACGAGCGTTACAGTAAGGAGCATACGCATGGGAAAGAGGACAATCACAAGACGACATGGGAGCATAAAACAGGCTCGTGGTAGGATTAAAACTCAGTTTGACTCGCACTCACTCGTCATTTGCAAATCACTAAGGCCTTATGCCTCTCAACACATTCCGCTGGATCAGCCAATCATGGATACTCGGCCGGCTATCCTTCGAGAAATTAAGGAGACTTATCAACCATGTTTTTCGTCGAAGACACACACTGTGTAATCGCGCCTCCGCTTTCGGGGTATTACGCTGCAAAAAAGACCTTACACAAAGCCGGCTTCAGTACGCAGGGGAGTGACCGGCACGGTTTACCGCTGTCTCATACTGATCACACGGTGATTGCGATCATCCGACCTTGGTTCACTTGGTTAGAATCGATGTGGCTCTATCACAAGGCGACCAACGTCTGGCTGGGTCCTAATTCGGAGCTAAGTCGTGAGGTGGTAGGCGCTAAGCTCAAATATTTCTACGGCTTGGTCGACCTGGTAGCGGAGAATCCTGGGATCATCGAGAAAACATGGTCGCCAATTCTGTCGGCTGCTGACGTCGTCGTTTCCTCCGTGGGGCTCTCAGCGTGCCTCTCACGAGCTCTCGGGACGAAAGTGGCTCGGAGTTCTCGAGAGCAGCCAAAGTGCCTTAGAGAGCGTCACCAGCTTCCTGCGTGGCCTTCGCTCCAGCTTCAGAAGATCACTAAGGCCGAAGTGAGGATTGGCAACCTAGCCGGTGGCGTCTGGAGAAAGTCTCGGGGATGGCCCGTGGAGGTCGAGGAATACCGCGAGGCGGACGGTGATCTCATGCGGATCTTGGCAACCTGACTGATACCCTTCGACCTCATTTGGACCTTAGGGATCTCTAAGGTCGAGATCGCTGGTCTAAGGTCGGGGCACACCGGCGAGAGTGACCTACCCATCATCTCTCTCCTCGCTCCTATTTATAGGAGCGAGAGAGGAGAGAGGTGGTGGTTACTCTGCCGAGTGCATGCCAGCAGATGAAAGGTGGAATAAGGCATGGAAAGAGAATTAGGTGAGATCATAGGTGGCGTCTGGAGAAAGTCTCGGGGCTGGCCCGTGGAGGTCGAGGAAGTTGTTAGATAGCCCGTGGAGGCCAAGGAAGTTGACGCCTGACTCTGCTTGAAACATACTGACTATCTCAAAGAAGAGAGCGTGATACAACCTACTGAAGATTCATGTCCGTGATGGGACTGAGCCGATCGCGCACTAGCTTTCCGCTGGTGCGCGATCATTTTCCACCTTCTGCCAGTACGCGATATGCTTCGCGTGCATTCGCAGCAACCCCTTTTCGTCATCTTGGGCGTCTGCTTTCCGATCATACGGACCATGGTCGGGCCAATTGCTGGGGAGCCCAATGATCCAATAGCCGTCTTTTCGCTTGACGATCTTGCTCATACTGTCCTCATTCGTTTAAGCTCTCTTCGGAGATGTCGAGCAACGGCGCCCTTACGGTTCTTCTCGATTTCTTTTTCGAGACCTTTACAGGCGCGATAGACCTTTGCAATGTGTCTCGTCTTGGGGTCGACCTTCGCCACACAGCCGCAATACGCCTCGTGAACGACAAATGAACTCGTCATTTCACCACCTAATTGATTTGGGCAGGTTATTGTAAATCGTGTCAGCCGTGTACTCGTGGCGAAAAGCTTTTAGGATGTTTCCCGACTGTCGGGCTTTTCGGTCTTTGATACAGGACCGGCAGTAAACTCCGATCATCCTGACCGTGATGACGGGCTTGAATCCTGGAGTGGCGCCCCAAAGTCGCCGCGCTGCGCGCCAGGGGCCCGCGTCGATGTAATAAACAAGATCGGCCAGTTCGGTAAGGTCGCACCCGTCTGGATTTTTGGCGATTTCTCTCGCTTGTTCGTCAGTGATCATATTACGACCTCCTTCTTGGAGGGGGTAGTACGATAGAAAAAGCACGGTCCAATGCCTCGTTGTGCGTCCGTTCGTCCCTGACCAGTGGATGCTCCGCGCCCTGCAAGCTCTTATTACTTCGGTCGACCTGTTTGAGAAGTTCAAGTTCCTCTTCGTTGCAGTGGAAAACTGAGCCATTTCGTTCTACCATCATCATGGTCCTCTCTTTCCGGGGAAGTAAAAAGTATCCAAAGGGCGGGCCAAGTACATTACGAGGCCCGCATTCAGGATACTCAGTCGTATCGCTTCCAATTGTACTGGAGTCCGGGCAGGTCCCGGACCGCGTTAGCGATAGCTTCTTTCTCGGTACGGCCCGAGTAGAAATGCTGAGTTCGCCCGTTGCCTAAAAGCACATAAGCGCGAACGCAACACGGTATCGCCACTGGGTGGCCATGCTCGTTCGGCTCGACTCTGCTCTTCACGACTCGCGTCCCTGCGAGAGTTTCCATAACTTTCCTTTCTATGTTAGAGGAAAATGGACACCCCTCAGTGCTCCATGGAGCAGAGAGGGGCATCCATGCCCTAGCGAGCCTTATGTCGCAAGCTTCAAGTTGTCGCTGACGCCACAGCGTGCATCGAACAGGCCGTGAAGCTTCTGGGTCCGTTGCGCCAACTCGCTAACGTTCGGGAATTGTTTAAGAATCTCGGTGAAGGCGTTGAAACCGCGCCACCCGGTCTGACCATCTTCGGTGAACTCGTCATGAATTGGCGTCCGCCATTCGTGCAGGACGTTTTTCAGCTTTGTCACCGGGATAGCCCCGACGTCAACCGCGCGGACAAGGAGATCGTGGAACGAGTTGTCAGACATGTCGGCGCGCTTGTAGCATGCGATACGATGATCTTGGGACTTTCGCAAGTCGCCGATACTGCCAACAGCACGATGGATCAGGCCGCGTAAATCCCTCTGGACGTATCGGGAGTGCCTTCTCATAATTGTGACTTCACCAGAGAAAGCGAGGTTATCGCACACGAACACGCCACTTCCAACCGCCAGACCAACCGCGAATGACTTGTCGTGCGAGTTCCGTAGGCCGATCACCAGATTATAGTCGGGGTGCTGCTCTCCATTGACGACTTCGAGCATGCCGAAGTAGCGGTCCCCATCAGACATGAGGGAGTGAGACTCGCTAACGACTTTAAATCCGGTTGTTACCAATTCGGAAGTGACTGATTCCACAAGCTGACCATGTGGAACCGGTTGCCATTTTCTGTTTGGTTCAGGCGTCGGGACGTTACAGACTTGCTCTAGGTCCACTAAATGAGCGCCGGCGTGCAAGGTGAGGTTCATAACAAGCATCTCCTTGGGGGTAAGAGAAAGAACAGTAGACACCACAATACTAATCGGATGTCTTGGTTTCGTCAAGTGGCGGTTTTAGAACAGCACAAATCCAGGTGCCATCATTGTAATAGCTGTCTCCGTAATGTACGCATTCTCTAGCGCTGACGAATGGCCCGGTATAACAGTACCCCTCCACAGCGTTGCCGGAAAGTAAAATGAATTGCTCTTTCATAGCTCTTCCCCTTATTGAGACTGAACGTCTAACGGGCTTGAAACGACAAGTATCAAACCTCGATGGGGCCTTCCCGCGCTCGTTAGGCGCCAATCTGGAAGGCCATATCGAGCCTTGAGGTCTCCAATCTCAATAAGACGGTCCGATGATAGAGTAGGCAGCGTAAGCAAGTGAAGCCACGATAAGGAGGGCTACTACGCCCATTTCAGTAATCGCATACACGGTTTTGAGAATCTCTTTCATTATCCTATCCTTCTAACAGATGCCAAAAAATACTAAGGTAACACGAATGATACAAAACAGTATCATGCCGACAAAGAGCAGAAAGGCAATTGTCTCGCCGATGTCTTGGAGCGTTTGACGTGGATACTCAAAGTAGTGATCCGCAGCCACTAAAACGGGAAAGATCACAAAGAAGCAAAGAATACTGACGTAAAGTAATTCCATTGCTCTATCCTTCTAGAAAGGTTCTGTGATAACGTCTTAACATTGCCTTCCACCTAATGGGCGAGGTCCCTTTAGGTGCCGAGGGCTCCGGATTAGTGCGTCCGGCTGTGTCCCACTTCCACCAGCGCCTGGCGGTATCAAGTTGTTCAACGTTGTTAATTGCTGCTTGTCGTTGTAACGCGTTCCGAAAATGGTACATTAGTTAAACCTCCCAGGAGAATGTTTTGCCTTGTTTCCCGTGCGCTTCAATCCAGATATTACGCGCCTTGCGCGAGGTCCCACAGCAAAGCATGCAATCGGCACACTGGCGCCCCTTCATAGCGGGGCAGGCTACCGTATCGAGTTGAAAGAACTTTCGCCCTTGCGGTACCACAAGAAACGAGCGCCAACCGCGAGTAATGGCTTGTTCATGTTGCTCTGGCGTATCGGCGGAATACATGACGAGCTCCGCTAGCGCGTCAGCACGATTGCACGGGATATCGAGCATGCTATGCGAGTATCCAGTTTGACTGATCGTGTATCTCACGAGCCGCCGTAAAATTGGGATGGGGATTGCTGCCGGGTCGCCGTACGCGCCAAGCCGGATCTTACGACCACGCAATAAGTGGTTAGATTGCGCGGGAGATAAAGCGGGATAGCTCCCCCTTCGGTACGTGTTCCAAACCTGCTTCGGTGCTTGCCCAACGTTGACATAGCAAGTCCGACCTTTAAAGCTGTCGCCCTGCAATGGGCAATTACCGCATACTCCAGAGTTTCGCCGATTCACTAGTGCGGTTACCGGCGATACGTTGCGCGGGATAATCCACAATTGTAGCAGGTCGCCTGTTTTTCTGTTTTTTGTCTTACGGTTAGTCCCCGTCACGATTGCAATGATGGGCGACTTGTCGCCGATTAGACTTGGACCGTCGTACACAATGAATCCATTGGTTGACATTGGTTCATCCTTCGATCATGTGTGGGAATTGTTTCCGAAGCTTGCCATAACGAAAGCTGACCTGTTTATAGCCCGCTTTAATTAGTTGCGAGCGGTTAGCCGACTTGCCATCCCAGCGCGACGACATGTCGTTTAGGATGAAGTCTTTGCCATCATCGAAATCAGTTAAGACCGCTGAACGTGAGCGGTAGTCGCGACCATAAGCCGGGGTGAGTGTGCAGTACATAGCTCATTTCTCCAGTGAGAGGATAGGGAAGTCCCTCTAAGCTCCGCAGAGCTTAGAGGGACTTCCTTGTCCCGACTTATCTTATTCCCCCAAATAAAGTTGAGCTACGTATTCGAGTAAGACAGATTCTTCGCAGCGATATTCCGTCCAAGGCTTAAACCAATCTTGGACCTCCAGCTTCGCTGTAGTGGGTTCATGAAACCAACCTAACTCACCAACGATGCGTACGGCTGGCCCGCCAGAGGTGAGTAAAATACGATATTCTGTTGCCCTGGGACTTGAACTAGGTATCCACCAGCCGCCGAGTTCAATACTGAGCGGATCTTCCTCGATTCGCTGTTGAGCCTGCTCCTTATCTTCGCACTCTCCGGCAGCTTCTTTTAGATTGGCTAGTTCTTTCGCGTCGTCTTCACTGAAATCTAGTTGGTTGCTTTCATAATCGTCGCGAAGTTCCGAAAGCCGATCAAAATCTACATTGACTGCAGCCAACATTTCAGCGATTGAACTAAAAACAGGTTTGCCAATCTCATCTGCCCAGTGTTCGGTTGCCATAACTTAGTTCTCCAATGTGAGAGGAAAGGGAAGTCCCTCTAAGCTTCGCAAAGCCTAGAGGGACATCCATGCCCCTACTTCCTAGCAACCAATGCAAAACCACCATTCGCCGAGTACCTCGTTGTGGTATAGCCTACCGCTGTTGTTTTCGTCGGCTTGGTACGCTTCCAAGCTTTCGTAGTGTTCGATTTCGCGCAAGTCGCCCGCAATAAACTGTAGGATCAACGCGTTGGTTTCGTCCCAAGTCCAATTTTGAATCTCGTCTTTGGTCCACGCGCCGAACTCGGCGAGCCACCCTTTTGCTTCGCGTATCTCGTGGCAGGTCGTCAAAAGCGGGCGAAGCTTTGCTTCCGCTACGGAATTGTTCCATGTAATCGTCCCAGCGTCTGGACCTAGTTCATGTTGCGATGCGCTGAATTGTATCATGTCTTCGCGATTGTCACTATAGCGGGTTACGTCGATTTCCATGATCATGCTCCAATGTGAGAGGAAAGGGAAGTCCCTCTAAGCTTCGCAAAGCCTAGAGGGGCATCCATGCCCTGATTAGTTAACCACATTTTATTGGCTCAGTGAATAGCTTGTGGGGCGCGTCGCGCCAGATGTGACAGCCGGTAGTCGAATGTTGGTCGTGAATCTCCTGCGGCGATACTGCGCGGTAAGCATCACTTGTGATCAACTGTCGTGAACCATCGGGTACGACGTAGGAAAACTCGACATGTTGCCAGATTTGCTGATAGAGAGCTTCCCAATATCCACGTACTTCACATTGTGCCCAGCGCGGTAGTCGCTTGAAAGTATCCTCCCTTAGGACATTAGTCATATAAAATTCACAAAGGTCGTCATGCGTCCGTTGAAAACGGATCGCGCTGTTGAAGAGGTTACTACATTGCTCTTGGTAGTTTTTGATCAGCTTGATAATTCTTTCTGTCTTCATGATCATACTCCAATGTGAGAGGAAAGGGAGAGTTAGGTGTCACGAGTCCACTTTACATATCTGCCGTCCGCGAGGTCAAGCGTAATTAGGCCGCGTCCTATTTCGATGCCTTCGCTGTACAGCAAATTGACTAAAGATTGGCGAAGTTCTGCTAGTTTAGCGACGCACAACGCGCGATCAAGCGTAATTAGGCCGCGTCCTATTTCGATGCCTTCGCTGTACAGCAAATTGACTAAAGATTGGCGAAGTTCTGCTGGGCTAGCGACGTACGAAAGATCGCTGTCGTCCATGTTACCACTTTCTTCATGTTCATCGCTGTAGAAAATCGACCATGTTCGTCCCGTGTTTTCAGGGTCTTGTGAATACCAATATATCTTTACCTTGTCAGCGATGCGATTATTGTTTTCCTTCATCTTGTACTCCGATGTGAGAGGAAAGGGAAGTCCTTCCGAACTCCGTAGAGCGCGGAAGGACTTCCTTGCCCCCTTTCCTAGTTCGACTTGATACGTAACCGCTTACCATTGCGGTTCAGGCGGATGGGGTGGCCAAGTGGGCGCTGTGGTTCTACTCGTGTTGATCGACTGCATCGAACGAGTGGCCCGTACGGATCATATGACGGTATGTCAACATCCTCTCGCAGCTTTGGTTTTGAGTACTCCAGTTCATTGATGAGTTTTCGCCCACATTGGCGGCACGTGCGACCGACTCTGAACGTCAGGTTGCAGGGTTTGCATTCAAGCATGTCAATTCTCCAATGGTAAGAGGAAGGGTTAACGTTCGTAGTCTTCGCGCGTGAGAACATGGACGTTGATCGAACCAACCTGGCACTTCATGCCTGGTTTTTCGTAGCATCGTGCGCTAGTCTTAATCCATGGACCGTGTTCCATGCCACTATGTGAGAAGTTGGAACGATCAAATTCGAAAGACTGGTTTAAAGCGAGGTCGCGAAAGCGCGTCACGGAGGTGTCCGCGGTGCCGATATGTTCCCACTTCGGTTCATCGTCCTCCATCAGGGTGACAGGCTCGCCACTAGCCCGACCGTAGTCGTCTTGGCTTTGTCGCTTGTATTCGCTGTAGGTTCGCTTGGCTTCGTTCCAGTCGTTCCCGCTATAAACGGTCCCGATGTTGCCGCAGATCACTTGGTAATCCACTTCGATCTTCATGGCGCTTTTCCTTTTTGTGAGAGTACTGGTCTTGTATTCGCATTCTCTACTGTCACCTTCGCAAGTCAATAGAAAATCCGTACAGAAATACAGAATAAGTGAAATACTTTTTGTTAGGTGGTCGCTCGATACATTGACTATCGCAGCCGGCGCGCGGCCGATCGAGCAAGGAAGTCGATAGAAAAGCAGGTCGTATCGATCGTCTTCAGTGACACTGAAAGCCTACTTATGCGAGACTCAACTGTCTCATAAAACGATCGTTTTCTGATATAGATTATCTATCTATACGCGCAAACCTACCCCGCCAGGCTATGTGTGGCACCTGGCACGAATATGGCATGATAGCGAGCGCTTGAGCCAGTTGAAGAGAGGTGGGGCCGGCGAGATTCCATCGTTGGATGCTTACTAGACCGACCTCTACAAAGGTAGTAGATCGCGCGCGAAAGCGATTAGAAGTGGTAGATCGCGCGAGTTTCCGCTTAGAATGCGCGCGTTCGAGCGCAGATTGTTGCCAGAACCCCCGGGTGCCATGCGCCCTAGTACCTATTGGGGAGCCTCGGCGCGCGCATAACTTTTTTCGTGCCGAACGTCGTAAGTTAAGACTACGAAAGAACTTACGATGCTTTGCTCTGAATGGCAAAGGGGCGACAAAGGAGTGAAAGTGGTCGATACCGCCTGAGAGGCCCTCAGAGGCCGCCTAACGACCTCGAGGGCACGGGGTGTCTGAGGGCCCCCAATCGCCGTAATAGTCGCATTGGAACCGGTCCATGTCCTCATACCGGTAGTAATCATCCAGATATTCGCTGTCCAAATATTCTTCGATACTTTCGTCCGCCCAATTCCGATAACGTTCTTTTTGGCTCTGGTTATGTCTCCAGCACCAAAAGCATTTACACCGACGATTTAAGCACCGCCAACTGAGAAGGGGATCTTGACCTGATCGCTTTAATCGGTGCTCAGCGGCGCCACGTCGGTCTTGTGGTCTGCGATACATAGCACTCAATCTTTTTTTGCCAGGAAAAGACCCAAGATGACGAGCCCAATCGCGATCGAGAAGTGTCCCTCCATCCAGAAGAACCCGGCGAGAATGAATAAACAGAGGTGCTTCATTCTATGCTGTCCTTCCAGAAGAAGAACAGTGTCACGAGCAGGCATGCCACGGTAAGGTAGACGAGAGTCATTTCCATGGGTTATCCTGCATTTCTAGGCGAATTGTTAGGTGTTAGACGCCTTATGGTAGCTCTCTTCAAAACGGCTTAATGACCCGCTCTGGATTGTCATCGATCCACACGTCTACGCTGTACTCATGCTCGGACAACATGAACTCTTCTTTCGCGCGTCGGTTAGTGTAAAAGATCGGGCACGGAACGGGATCGATAATTTCTTCTTCGCCTTCAGGATATTCAAAGGGGTCAAATCGAGAGGTGACACAAATCACCCGATGGCCGCGATCAACTAGAAGATCAATGATCGCGGCCCAACACTCCGGATCAAGCGTGTACGTGTCATCGTAGTCGATTGCGACTTTCATAACGTAAGCTTCCTCCGCTGTTCAATAAAGAAGTTCAGTCTCGGCTGAATTAAACCTAACAACGCGTTCGCAAGCGCGTAGTCGCTAAATATATTTAAAGAGTCGAGGGTAGTGATTGACGTCTTGCAACCACGACGCATACAATCGGCGCCAGTGACTGACGTCATGCAATCACCGCAATCGGCTTTGTATGATCGTCCCGAAAATTCTACGTACCACACCGGCTTGGTTTCTGACGTGTTACTATTGTATTTTTTAAGCTTCTCGATAGCTGATCGACAAATGTTAATCTGTTTAGTTAGTTTATCGAACTCGTTACAAACTTTCTCGATAGACTTTCTTGTTGCTTTATCCATGCTAATTCAAAGCTTTCTTTCACGTTGGTGGGTTTAGATTTGCGGAGTATGGCGAAGCCAAACGCCGAACTGCAACCTTCTGCAAAAGAACGATTATAGAATCTTAGCTCAGTGATGATCCAGTCATTGTCTAAGTGTTCCTTAATGAGCTTGCTGAAGCTTCTGTCGTCGACGATTTTCTTCTGTAACACTTTGTACTCGTACACGCTTTCTCCTTTTACAGGCTTCCAGGTGGGGCGTCTGTGACGGCGTGGAGAATAGCCTCAGCCTCAAATAGATCGAGCCTTCTCTGGGCAACTGTTACCTCTGCCGTAGCCTTGGCTTGTCTTCGTCGCGCGTTGGAAATCTCTTTCTTTAGCGTCTGTTTTTTAAGTTTCAGGTATCTCGATTTGAGTTCCAGGCATCTCGATTCTTTATCGCTAAGCATTAGAGACTTCTCCTGCGAAGGGTTTTCAAAAACAATGGACCGTCCGGGTCTCGAACCCGGATTCACCTGATTTTCTACAGGCCGCTCTACTTGGCGTACCGGTCCAACCTTGATTAGTTTTGCCGTCCCAAAATGCTTGCCAGCGACCTTCCGGGAGGTTCTTCGCCTGGCTCATGGGTCAAGTCTCACAAGGCTTAGACTCGTGCTTCCACTTTATTGCTTTTTTTGTTCACTGTCATTCAGATTCTCACTTCCTGGGGCTGATGTTAAAACTTACGGAGGATCTCCCGTTCCGCCTCCACCGCCTCCACCGCCTCCATTTAATACATCAAGCACGCTGGAGAACCAAACTGCGGCGCACACAAATTCGTCGTAGGCTTGCTGCATCAGATCTTTCGCCATTTCAATGTACCCGGTCGCAACCACGAAATCGTCGGCGCCCTCCCAGAAGTGATACTCGGCGGTAATCCAGTCTTCCAGTATCATAGCGTCACTGCCGGCGATTTGATTGTTGATCCCGCTCGTTGCGTATGGCACTGATTCCGCAAAAGCATCAAGCGACTCAGTGAAGTAAAAGTTACCAATTGTTATGTGGGTGTCTCCCGGGTCAAGTGGCTGTCCTTGGTAGTTGGGGTGATTCACGATGCTGTTGCGGTACGACATGGCAATTGTATATGCATGGAGCGTACTCGCCTTATATGCCTCGTACTCGAACGAAGCGTCTTCAATCGCTTCGTAAGCCTCCATACATGCAACTTGTGCATCAAAGACGCTCTGAGGCTGGGCGGATACGGCCGGCGCGATCAAGAGTAAAATAGAGAGCAGTAGAAATCTCATGCAGTCTCCTTCAAGGGCTAGGTTTCTAGTGGCATTTTCTTAAGTTTCGGTATCCCGAACGCCGGGCCGCTATCCAAGAGGGATTCAGCGACAAACTCGATCACCCCAAGTAGTTCTTCATTCTCCTTGACCACCTTTTGGTACTCTGAGATTAAAAACGCGTTGCCAGCGAGTGAGCATGTGAGGACGAGAACCGTGAGCCAGATCAATAGCGATGAGCGTAAGGAGCGCTTTCGCACATTCTTTGTATCATTCAGGGCGTCTTCCAATTCCCTGTAATCATAGACCCTAACAGGTCCGACAAAGCTATTAGTGATTCGTGTCATTTTCCCCTTCCTTTCTTGGGACGGCATCGTCGGGCGACTGTTCCCTTTTGCTGCGTGGCGTGGTCAACAGTCTAATGGCTTCCTTCCACATCGCTACTGAACCCTCGTCTGGCATTTGTTTGACGACCTGGTCGATGTCCGCCCTAAGCCACTGAATCTCGCCGGCATATTCCTCCAGCATGATTGCGGCGCGCTCACTGACTTCTTGCTCAACCTCGTAGGCGCGGCGGTAATGGTCTTCGTTGGTATAAAGATCAACCAAGTGGGTGGCAAGGTTCGCTGTCCACTCTTGACCTGGTGTCTTGGAGAGGCCCATTAACCACTGAACTTTCACTCGTTGTTCTTCAGTCAGAACGTAGTCGTGTTTCGACATTCACTACACCCTCAACCCCTTGCGGTCGTTCGCTTTCTCTCAAGGAGCATTCTTCTTGTCTTTTCGCGGTTTCAGTCCTGAACATACGAGTGCAGACTTTGGCAGCCTCTTTCGGAGACTTGCCTTCACACGGTGATGGGCAAAGTAAGGAGCATTGCATAATAGGTGACTCACCGTAGTGACCTCAACGTGGCCAAGGCGTTCGGAAGGTTGGAGCATCGGAAGTCGATCATGTCGTTGACCATTGGATGCTCATGGATATTTCCTTCGGGCATGACGCAGATTACCGGCTTTCGAAGCGCTCGGGCCATGCCGAGTTCGAGCATGGTGCCAATCGAGACACGATAGAGCCACTTTTTAAGATCATCCACAGCCCATAAGTCCCAAACAATTGTAAGAAACCGCATAGCTTGCTCGATTTCCTTATTCTCTGGCAAGTCAGCCAGATTCATGAGGATTACGTCAGTGGAACGGCAGTCCCAGGAATCTCGTCTGTTGATCCCTTTGTCGCTCGTGAGGACACGGTGGGGCTCACTATTGTCCTCCAGGTCGTTGTACGAATCGGCGATGTCACCTTTATTCTCGAGGAACTCTTTTGATCGCATTGGAGAAAGGCAGACGAATTCGTCCTCGAGTTCTTTAGTAACGTACTCTCGCCAGTCCGTGCAGCCCTGGTACGAGCAGCCAGTTATCGGTCCGGCGAGGTAAACGGTAAGGACGCGTTGCATGTGTGTTCTCCTTCCAGAAAAAAGACTCCCCCTGGCCTGCTGGTATTTGACGCCGGCCAGGGGAAGCTTTGCTCTTCCGGTCCTTGAGTACAAGGATCGAAAGAGAGCTAATTACCGAATGGACGGATCAGGTACGGCCAGAGTCGGCGCGTCCTCGTGCTTGATCCAGAGATTGAAGCCTTGCTCGGCGAGCATTGCTTCGCGTTCAGCACGACTGATGTACCCGCCGGTCTCGTAGCCATTCACGTCAGACTTACTGGTGGCGCGTTTGACGACAGACTCAATCGGCAGGTCGGAAATCTCATCGAAGTCGAGTGCCTTGGCTTCCGAATTAACAAGGTACTCGAAGCCGATCGCCTTTGCCCACTTCACAATCCGCCTACTCGGTACGATGTAGTTGAATGAATCAGTGTTCGTAATGCCCAGGGTGAGCATGCCGACGTATTCACCGGTTTCGCGATCAACTACCATTCCTCCACTTGAACCGGGCAGCGCCGAGACGGTTGTCTGCGTGTAGGGCAGTTCGTCGAACATTCGCCCTTGCGCTGCGATAATTCCTTCTGTCAGGCTGTTATGCCCGAGTTGCTGGCCGCTTGGCGATCCACAGTGAAAAACTTCCTTCCCAACTGGCGGAAGGGCGTCGAGGAACTCGAGCGTCTCCTCTTCCGTGAACTTGTCTGGCCAGAGGACCAGAAGAGCGGCGATGTCGTACTTTGGAGAAGTCGCGATAACGCGGCAGTACAATGTCTGTTCCCCGACAGTGGCGCCGTCGATGACTCGCTCCTGCGTGACCTTGCACTTGTCGTATCTGACTTCCTTATATTCTTTGCCGACTTCGATTCGTGTTGTAACTCGACGGAGGTCGTCGATGACGTGGTGTGCCGTAAGTATGAACGCGTAGGTTTTTCCTTCAATTTCGCGCGCGAGGATTGTGCCGCTACCGGATGTTCGGTCGGTCTTGACGGTAACTGCAATCTTTTGCAGGTGGCCGGGGACTTCATCTGGTTCAATACCGTTCGCGGTTGCAAGCATCGCGGCGACAATCGCCAGTGACAGGATCAATTTCATCGTTCTTTTCTCCTTCGGGTTACTGAAATAACTGATTGCCAAATCTAAAGGTAAGCGAAGTACTACTCGTTGTCAAGAGCCGCTTGGGGTAATCTTGGAACTTCTTCCACTGTCCCTAGAATATCTAGTAAACAACGAAGACAAAAAATTCCGGAAAGATTTTCGTGGCCGCTGACTCGCAGCGTGTCTTTCCAGCCGGTCCAACTGTGCCCGTTCGAACACTTCCACGTCCTCTTTGGAGGGGTAGATGGCGAGCAGGGGGTGGAGAGCGGGAGGTCCCTGCTCGACTCCGCCCTCCAATCCATTTCCCCGAAGGGGATTTTTGGATTGCTTGAGCCAGGATCTGTCGTCATTACCTCGGTCCTTTCGAAAGGCATCCGCGAGTTCGGGGTCTATCTGTTCTATTCGGTCAGTCTGCCATTCGGTCAGTCCTTGCGAAAAGAAACTATCGAAGATAGTCCCTTCGTCGTCAGGATTTTTGATTGGGCTGCACGTCACTTTCGCTCTCCTTTTCAATCTGGCCGACGCTCCAGCCGGCCCATAAGCGAGACCCATCTGGAGCCCTAGCCCTTGAGAGAACAACTCGCCACCCCGCGCGGTCGAGCGGGATACGATTCTGGAGAATCATTGTGCTTCCCGAGAATTTTCGAACGATGGCACAGAAACGAGATTTCATGTAGTCGCCTTCTTGACTTTATCCGCGAGCCTGGCAGCACTAGTTGAAATTGCATTAGAGTGTTCGCAAGCTCCCGCTAATTGTTGAAGAAGCGAGGAATTTTCTTTCTTCAGATTATGCATGACTTGCGAATTCTCTTCTTCCCGATGGAGCCACTCGCCCGAGAGTTTTCCGAGAGCTCTCCTTTGGAGCATGATCTCCTTGGTTATATGTATGATGATGTTCGACTTATCTTGTAAGACTTGGTTATATCTCATGAGGAGTGTCGTGGATAATTTTCTAATCTTCTTCAGCTCCTCTTCCTGATTAAGATAGGCGAACGCCAGGTCGCCGAGCGATTCTCTCTGGCCGGAAATCTCAATTAAGAGATTGCGCTGCATATCGAGAAGGTTCTTCTTCTCTCTACACAGGTATTTAATGACACGTTTATTGACTTTCAGCGTTGACCTAAAGCTTAGTACCCAGGTCGCCAAAGCAAAGGTAATGATAGCAGTGAGACAAGCAAGGGTAGAAAAGAATAGCGTCAAGACATCACCGCCTTTTAAGAGGAGAAAAAGGTTAAACTCTTTCAATGAACATCATGTCGATCGGCATTACTTTTTCAATGGGGGTCCACCGCGCGATCCTTGATCCGCTATTGGACAGGTGTACTACTATTGACGTCGCCTTCAGAATGAACCCACCGTGCCATTTTCCTTCATCACAAATGACGCCGAAGTGTCCGCAAGCCATTTCTTCGCTGGTGACGAATTCGTCTGAGCCTGTCCAGAGGGCTGTCGGCATTCTCGTGATGACGGTATCAAAGGCAGTTGGCACGACTACTATACCTTTGTGTTGTACTACGTCCCAAGGTCGTGTTAGGTTCACGAACCAATCTTCCGCTGCACGATATACGACATTGTCGATCGCATACTGACGACTTTCAACAATGATGGCGGTTGCGCCGATTGACAAATTGCTAATTTTGATTCCATGTTTTTTCGGTTGCATTTTGAATTTCAACATTTCTTCTCGTTACTCGCTTTCTTTTTCTTTACGGGTGGCGAACCCCAGGCGATGGCGTCCCAGTTTTTCTGTAACGTCTTCGGATCGACTGACGCCGGCCGAGGTTGGTCCCCCTTGCCGGCAGCGCTAGGTTTGAAACTCACGAATCTCTCCCATGAATTCTTTGAAAAGGCTTAGGTTGTGGTCTTCCATGAAGTGTCGGCGATTCCGCTTTCGGCCGACTAGGAAGGCATACCCACCGAACTCTCTCCAATTCCTGCAATTCGTTTCGTTATCGTCCACGAGGATGGCTCGTTGGGCGTAAACGTGCTTGTCGTGAACTGGAATGAAATTCTGGACAGGCAGCGAAGGGTGTATCCATCGCATGAACCATTCGAACTTGCCAGAGTAGCAGCCACAACATGGCCAGGGAGTGGTCAAAATACTGCAACTGGTGTCGTCGGACATGAAAGCATGCTGAAACATTGCCATGCCGTCACCCAGTGCCTTGAGGTTTGACCACCAGTCGTGAGTCTCTAGGGGCTCCCAGAATTCCTCCTTGGTCATGCCAAGACATTCTGGTAAGTCCCAGAATTCGCCTCCGCGACAATCGGGGTTTTCATCGTACCAGGCCGGCTGTCCGTGCGTGGCTAGCGCGCCGCCGGCGAAGTCCACGAGAACGTCGTCAAGATCGAAAAAGATTTTCAGCATGGCGGAAGCTCTTCTCCTGCTAGTTCGTAGAGGACTCGCCTGGCGAGGTCGTAGGTTGCATATCGTTGCATCGTATATTTCTCGGCATCGTCGAAGAAGACGATTTCCCAGAGTTCGTCGCGAGCCTCGATGTAGGCGTCTACCTTTTTTCCGAAAGCGAGATGTCTACTTTTGATCAGCATGCCTACCTCAAGTTGACGTCGAGCAAGGGCTTGCCGTCCGCCTCGCACAGCTTGGATTCACCGTCGCCGTCTACATTGTAGACGAGGTTAATTGTCTTTGAATCCTTCGTGAAAGCCTTTAGCGCGTCGCCACCGAGTCCGCTTTCCTTCGCTCCACTGCGGAGAGCCTGTGGGCCAGCCTTAGCCGTGATCGTTACTTTCATTCTTCACCTCGAGCTTGACGGTATTGTGTTTCTGAGCGAAACTAGAATTACGGGAAGTTCGCTGCCAAATCCCATGGTAGCATTACTTTTTAGCGAATGCAAGCGGGAAAAAGGGAAAATGCTAAAAGAAACAACCTTCTACGGGGATGTGTATCGCATACGTAGGAGTGGAGCCAACCCGAAGGTTAAGAGGCAGTGGGTATGTCGGCGGATCTTTCTCGAAGGGCGCGCAGCGGATTTCATTACTCTGCGCCGGCTACTCGTATCTTCAGGCGTTGCAACCTCTTACAGGAACTCGTTTTGGCCTGCGGCTAAGAGCGAGTACTTCGGGTATAATGGGGTAGAGGAAGAACAAAAGATCTGTGCTGAATTGGAGAGCATCCAAAATGTGAACAGGAGAGAACAACTCATGGAGACAGAACAATTGCAACTGGAGAAGAGAGAGCGAGAATTTGACGAAAGTGTGTCGTACGCGGACGCGATGAAGTGGGCGTTCGAGAACTGGCCACGATACATTAGAGTGAAAAAGACGGGTCAGAATGAGTATATGCGTGAAGACGAGATGCACGCGAAAGCACCAAGTCTTGGCGCCGTTGGTTTATTAGAGTATGCTAGGCAAAGCTTGGACAAGTTCCAAGGTTTGGCAGCTAGAGTCTTATCGAAAGGTTCGCAGGCCGAGGTCTCCGAGGAGGAAAAGGACGTTATTTGTGACGATGGCGTCGAAGACCTGAAGCGAGTACTACAGTCTCTCGACTAAGGAGTGAACATGTGGTCCACTGCGTTCGGCTGGCTCGGGCAATTCGTTGGCCTACTCGGCTCCACGATCCCTCAGTACTTTCACCACGAGGTAATGAATGTTGCTGTTTCTATCAAGCGGGGCAAGCAAGTACAAGTGCTCAAGTATGGGATCACGTGGTTTTGGCCTTTCTGGACTGAGATTTATCATCGCGCGGCAAACGTCCAGACGAAACGAATACCGTCCCAGACCCTGACGACCTCTGATCGCACTCGCGTTATCGCCGGTGGCGTGGTAAGATATCACATAGATCGCGAGGACGAAGCTGCAATTCGCCAAGCAATGGTAGAGACTGACGACGTTGATCGCGCCATCGTTGACGAGACACTTGCTGTTTTCTGCGAATTCATAACCGGCCACGAATTTGAGGACCTCTATAAGAGCGAAAGGAAGGCGATCAATACGAAGATAACGGCTCGTGTTCGTGCTGAACTAAAACGCTACGGCGTGTACGTGGATCGTGCGCAGATCACAAATTTGTCAACCTGTACAACACTCGCTATCGTTCGCACTGATGCGGCGTATAGCGATGGCGACTATGAGGAGGAAGCATGAACTGGACGAAGAAGATTACAGCCAGGTTAATCAAACTCCATGATTCCGGATGCACGCTAGGCCAGGTCGCCGAGGCGATGGGCATCACCGAAGACAAGGTCAGTGGTAAGTTGACACGTCTTCGAAAGGATGGAAAACTGAAGACGAAGGACGAAATCAAGCGAACTAAGAACCCAACTATTGCAGCGCTCTCCGCCCAGGTGGTAAAGCAGGCGAGGCTCATTGAGACGCAAAATAAACGACTCGGCAATTGGAATCTCTTGTCAGAGGAATTCGCGGCTGCAGCCGGCAACGTTATTGTGCCGAAGTCACCGAAGATGAACTTCAACCCGGTAAAAGCGCCGCAGGAAATGGTGGCGATTCTCAGTGACATGCATGCGGGATCACGATGGCGAAGCTCCCTGACCGATGGCTACTCGGAGTACAACTTCGAAATCTTCTGCCAGCGGATGGCACACTACGGCAGGGAAATCGTCAATATTGCCCTAACAGATCGAGTGAAGTACGGATTGAAAGTCCTTCATATCGACAGTCTCGGCGATATGGTCCAGGGGGTCCTGCGAGTGGAAGATGAGGTCACGAACGAGTTCCAGATCATGCCGTCAGTTGCGAACGTAACGGCAGTTTTGTTCCAATGGATCGTCAGATTATCGGAACATTTCGAGAAGATCGTCTACACCGGGAAGTCTGGCAACCACGGTCGAACAACTAGGCGAACCGAGGCGAGCCGATCGTTAGAAGTCAATTATGACACGCTGATCAACTTGCAACTTCGTGCGCTGGTCCAAGCAAAAGGGCTCCAGAATCGAATCCACGTCAACGTGCCTGACGGGCAAATCTCCACGATCGACCGACTGGGGCATCGCATTCGTCTGATGCATGGAGACACGCTAACTGGTGGCGGAGGGATTGCCGGAATCCCTCTATTCAGCCTCGCACGAGACGCACTGAGGGCGTACAGAACAACTGTCAGGTCTGGGGCGAAAGGGCTCGACCTCATAGAGATTGGTCACTTCCATACCCCGTGTTTACTTTACGGGATGCTGCTCATGAATGGGGCAATGTGCGGCGTGAATCCCTGGGCAATCAACAACCTAGGCGCTTCGGACCCGCCATCCCAGACCGTGTACTTCACTGGAGAGAAACACACGGTAGGCTGGAAACTCGATCTCGAGTTTGATAGTATTGACAGCGAACACGGCTTTATCTATGATAAAGTCGAGGCCATGTTTAGTGAGAACTACTTGGACTTCAGGACCTTACACGGACCCGGAAGTTGTTAACCATTTTCCGAAAAGGGGGCGAACATGAGATTTCTTGTTACTTTTTTGGCGATAGCTTCGGTTGTGCAGACGGCATTGGCGCAGGGTTACGAAGAGGAGCCGGATTACACTCAGCGGGCGGCATCTGATTCTATGTGGAATGCGCTATACATGGACGAGGGTGAAGCACATACAGCTCAGCAAATTGCTGGGTGGGAAAGGGATAACGCGACCGTCGCGTTTGCTACCGCGACTCCAGAACAACACATGTCCGGTGATTATCATTTCTACGCTGGCATGACTGCCTACGGTCTTGGTTTCATGCATCTTAATGATGGCGATGCAGCCAAGGCAGAGGCTAAACAGTATCGCGATGCCGCCGAAGCTGCTTGGAATAACGAGGAGTGGGATCTCGCTACTGAAAAGTACAGCGAGTCCATTTACTCAATGTGGACAGCGACCACTGAGTACACGGAGGCGAACATACTATTTTACATGTCTCATGCAGACTTTAGCGATGCGATTTTTCATTATACCAGGGACCCAATGGAACCTTGAATCGGGAGTTGTTGATGAACCCAAAGGATCGAATTGGGGTGACCAAAGTTCCCCTCAGTCTCTTGCCTGCGGCCCCGCAAGCGCACACCGCCTTGGCGCTCCTTGACGGGCTCCTGAAGTACGGCCGCTGGAACTGGAGGGAGGAGAAGGTTGCCGCCTCCGTCTATATCGACGCGTGCCGACGACACATTGAGGATTGGAATGACAGGGAGGAGTGCGCCGGCGACTCTGGTGTTCATCATCTTGGTCACGCTTGCGCTTGCCTGTTTATTATTATGGATGCGCAACAAACCGGAAACCTCATTGACGACCGCGCGAAAGTGGGGAGTAAATGCTCCGAGCTTTTCATTGAGCTTATCGACACGGTGAAGTCGCTGTATGCGAAGCACGGAAAGGAGGTTCCGAGTACGCAACCACTGCATGCGGCCAACTATGAAAAAATCGAGGAAATGTCTTGAGGAAAACATCCACAAAAGAAAAGCTCTTCCTTGCGGCCTGGGAAAAATATCAATGCTTCGGACCACAGGGAATGCCGATTCAAGAATGGGTCTTCACGCTGGATGGAGACGAACAATATCGTTTTGATTTTTGTTGGCCGGCCGTGAAGGTTGGAGTTGAAGTCAACGGGATAGGATTCGGCCATAGTAGAATCGCGGCACTCAAGCGCGACGCTGCCAAGTTACGACTAGCAATTGAGTATGGATGGACCGTACTCGTTTTCACTTCAGCATGTCTCGGTAGTGAGGCTGACCGTGAGTTAGCAATCTGGCAGACATGTAATCAGATTTTCGAGAGAGGAAATAAAACACATGAATCGCTCTTTGAGCAAACGAGCGGCATTACAGAAGAGGGCTAACACCTTGCGTGAACTTCAAGGAATGGCCGGCCAGGCGGCAGTAATGCAAGATCCGAGAGAGGCAAAGTCTCAGGAAAAAGAACTGGCTCAGCAGTTGGTGTTGAATATCGGGGGCCTAGTTTACGCTCCGATGGCCGCTTCGATCATCTTGAGCCAGGATGAGGACGAGCCATTTCCCGCTAACGAATTGGCGATTGCCTCCGACTTGGCGAGGAAAGCAGCGGCCGTCTATTGCGTCACCGCTGGCATGAACGTCCCCGGGATGAAGATTGTCAAGATGGACGAAGACGGAAACCCTTTAGATGAAGAGTGTTCTGACACCAAAGATGCACCCGAGGAGAAGTCAGATTCTCCGATAATCCTCGGGTGATTTGTCGAAACTGCCAGCATAAGCAATAATGGACTATGCTACTGGTAGTTTCTTTACTCGTTTCGATTCCAAGGAGGGATAGCCCTATGAAGAATCCCAAAGCGCTTGAAGTGGCCAAGGATCTTTGCAAAAGTGAAGCAAAGTCCCAGGGCGGAACGTCGTGCGAAGGCACGAGCATGGTGCCACAGGCCCACGCTGAGGCGCCGGCGAGCGGCACACGAAGCAAGGGTGAATGACACCACAGGCCTCACCGGCGATGAAGTTATCGCCGTTGAGGCCCTCTTTTTTAGTCGAATGGAGACACGACATGACAGGACGTGAAGCAGAACGCCGAACACGGAGCGCCGGCCGTAGCGCACGAGGCGCACAGTCTCATTCCGGCGGAGTTAATACGCCAGAAAGCGATCGGCCGTCCGCTGGGACGACAGATCCCGAAGACGCCCAAGCTCACCCAGGGTGGGAAGTGTATCCGTGCGAATGCGACGAAGGCGAATACCCACGAGCCGAAGACGTCTACGACCCAGGCGGGATGGGCCATGATTGGTAGGACGCCCACAAGGGAACTACCGGCTAGGGTGCGATCGGTACTCGGGCTCTATCAAATGGGCTGGCGAAACCGGAAAGAGATTGCTAATACCGTTTTCAATCCGGTGAGAAAGAGCCCGACCTTTAGGCAGGTCACGATAGTTCGCGGTATACTCAACTCGAAAGATCCGAAAATAAAGCAGGCCAAAGAGGGCGGAATTGACTTCTGCGGGACTGGTCACCTAGCGAGGTCGATTAGGTGCCCGGACTGCGGACAACGCATTACTGAAGTTCCGTGTGTCAGATGCCGCGTTTCGACTGTTATCAGGAGGGTCATTCCGCTTCAGGAACCTGAGCAGCAGCCAGCAGTACCTGCTATAGCGACTGATGCCGAAGCCGGAAGCAAAGAAAAAGTGGAAGTGATGAGACGCAGAGTCTTCTGTGGGGAATCCGCAACCCATCCGGAAGATCCGATTTTTGAACCGAAGCCAGCCGAAATCGGCTTAGTTCTTTCGGACTTCGGTTACATGACAAGAAGAGTGCTCAGGAGGCACAGATACTGCTAGGGAGGCCAAGGATGGCATATAATCCGAATGACCCGCAGCAATTAGCTAATTTGCGGGACAGCATGCAATGGTCAAAGAAACGGCTCACCCCGTTTCGTCGAAAGTACAAGGATACTCTCGAGCAGTACGTCGGCCATCATTACGGAGAAAACGGCACGCCAGAGCGCGTACCGATTAACATGCTGAGGCTGTCGGTTGATATTTATTCTCGACAGTTAGCCGCGAAAGAGCCGCGAGTACTCGCGCTCACTTTCGACCAGTCGATGAAGGCCCAGGCAAGGAAGCTCGAATCCGCAACGAACAAGGTTCTCAGGCAGATCGATCTTGGTACCACTTTCCGAACCGTGGTAAAATCTGCAATGTTCATGGCGGGAATCGTTAAGATTGGTCTCTCTGGGGCCAGAGATTCACAAAGCTACGGATACAAGACCGGGGTTCCTTACGTGGACCCGGTCCTATTTGATGACTGGCTGCACGACATGACAGCGCGCAAGCCAGGAGAATGGGACTGGTGCGGCAATCGCTATCGCGTCCCCTACGAATACTTGATGGAGAATGAACACTTCGACAAGAAAGCCGTCCAGAAGATTGCCATGCCGGACGGCCAGTACGAAGATCTCTTTGGCGAGCCGAGGTCGCATCATCTGTCGCAAGGCGACGGCCTTATGGCGGAGGAGTATCGGAGCCACGTCGAGCTTTGGGACCTCTACCTTCCGGCAGACGGCCTGGTCATTACGCTACCTGTCGAAGGAGATGGGCCGGCACTGAGAATCCAGGAATGGACCGGACCAGATAGCGGCCCCTATCGCTGGCTGATGTTCGGAACCGTCCCGGGGAATGTTATGCCGTCTCCACCGGCGCAGATGTGGATCGATACCCATGATCTTCTGAACAGACTCTTCGTCAAACTTGGTCGCCAGGCCGAACGCCAAAAGACATTCACCTTTGCTTCCGGAATTGCTGCCGCGAATAAGCGAGGCGAACGAATCATGGACGTTGAGGATGGGCAGGTCGTTCAGTCTGATGACCCGAGTTCAGTTAAGGAAATATCGACCGGTGGCATCGATGCGGGGAACATGGCTTTCACCATGGAATTACGCAACATCTTCTCGTACATGGCGGGGAACCTTGACGCAATAGGAGGCCTATCCCAGCAAGCCGAGACCCTCGGCCAGGAGAGAATAATTAAAGGTTCGTCGTCCGAACTAATCGGCGACATGGCCGACACCGTCCTTCGTTTCGCGGAGGAAGTCACACAAGACGTCGCGTGGTGGATCTATCATGATCCGGTGTCCACGATACCGATCGAGATCTCAGTCCCTGGATATGACAAAAAGATCTCCTCTAAGTGGAAGCCAGAGGATAGGCAGAAGCGAATTGACACATACGACTTGCGAGTGGAACCGTATTCAATGACTCCACAGTCACCTTCGCAGCGGCTGAATACGACATTCCAGATTATACAGCAAGTTGTCATGCCATTCGCCCAGCAACTGCAGATGCAAGGCATCGACGTGGATGTGGAAGCGCTCGTACAGATGGCAGCCAAGTACGCCGACCTGCCAGAGTTGCTTGACATCTTTAAGAAGAGTGGGTTCCCGCTTGCGCTACCTGGCATGCAAAGGGGAAGCGAAGGGAACCTTCAGAAGCCGGCGAACACCACCCGTAACTATACTCGTCAGAGCGTAGGTACGGGCGGCACTAAACAGGCTCGCGATGCCACTATGATGAAGCAATTGCTGTCAGGCGGGAAACCCGAGGTTAACCAAGCACAGTCCGCTGCGATGTCTAGTAGGGGCGTATGAAGTCCTATCCATTCTATGAGTACATCCCCAAGGGCTTTAAGGAGAACTTGAAGTGGCGGCTTGAGACTCGCGTGCGAGCGCAGACGGACAAGGCCTTTCGCGGCCAGCTTATGAAAATGTGCGAAGTCGATATGATGTTCTGGATCAACGGCTTCGTTTGGCTCCACGAACCACGCCCGAGAATGGGCGCGAATGGAATGCCACTTCCGCAGATCATTCCATTTATTTCATGGGAACATCAAGATCCCATAATCATGAGTGTCGACGAACACATCGGGTTCGAAGATATCGCCACGGAAAAGTCTCGTGGTGAGGGCGCTTCCTGGATTGCAATGATGGTTTCGATGCACCGGTGGATCTACTTTCCGATGACCACTGTAGGGCTTATCTCGCGTACACAAGATGCCGTTGACAACACGGAGGATATGGACTCCCTGATGACGAAGCTCGACTGGGAGCTAACTAAGCTTCCAGTTTGGATGGTTGGCATTAATGGTGTCGACTACGTTAGAAACTACACGCGGCATACACTAAAAAACAATCAAAACAACTCAGTGATAACTGGGTACTCAGCAACCGGCGACGTGATGTCGGGTGGGCGCAAAAGCTTTATCATCTTCGATGAACTGGCTAAGTTTCCCCGTGGTGATGACTATGATGCAATGGACTCGACTCAGCACGTAACTGAATCACGGTTCATTATCAGCACACCGAAGGGTGCCGAGGGCGCCTATTACGACGTCATGAATAAGGATGGCGACCTTATCAAGCTCATTCTTGATTGGAAAGACAATCAAACTCGAAATCGTGGACTCTTCCGAATTACCCGCAAAAAGGCAATGCGGCATACGGAAAAGCTTATCAACGAGGGGGCGCTGGAAGAAGCTCGCGACTCAGTCATAGAGTTGGTCGACATTGAAAAATATGGCGAAGTTGATACCGACTGGGCGATCAAATTCATCCAAGATGGAATTAGGAAGCTCTCGGATAGGGGCTTTCCAGTTGATGATCCGTATAAGGTTTGGTCTCCTTGGTATGTCAAGCAATGCTTGCGTCCCGGTGCAACTCCGCAGTCTATCGCCCAAGAGCTTGATCGTGATTATGGCGGAAGCATATCGCGGTTCTTTCCAGCAGTCATGATTGAGAGGCTTCTTCAAGAGACGGCACAGAGGCCCACTTTCATCGGCGATCTGCAATACAGCGCAGCTACATATAGTTCCAGGTTTTTGCAGAATCCGAGCGGTTGTCTCCAGCTTTGGACCGAGTTAGTTGGCGGGAAATTTCCTCCAAGAAACCACGACTACGTAATCGGCGCTGATATCTCAACTGGCCAGGGCGGGGAGAAGTGTAGCAATTCAGTCCTGACAGTTGTTTCTCGCTATAGCGGCAGGAAGGTAGCCGAGTTAGCTTCGCCAAATATTCCGCCCGAGGATTTGGCTGATTATGCTATTGCGTTATCAATGTGGTTCGTCGGCCCGAATGGCCCTGCTCTTCTTATCCATGAAGACATGGGGCCGGGCGTTCAGTTCCGAAATCGCATACTCGAGACGAGTTTCCGTAGCGTGTACTACCGAGGCAGCACGGATCAGATTTCGAAAAAGAAGAGTAAGAAGATTGGTTGGACGTCAAACAAGCGATCGAAGAGGGAGCTACTTGGCGCGTACTCATACGCGCTAGGCGAAGGATTGTTTATTAACCCAAGTGCGACTGCGCTCAAAGAATGCAAACAATACCAGGTTGGTATCAATGGCCTCATTTGCCACACTTCATCAATCTCAACAAAGGATCCCGCCGGGGCGGGTGAAGCCCACGGGGACAGGGTTATTGCGGACGCACTGGCCAATTGGGTACTTTATGAACTAAGAGAAGGTCGTCGAGAATTTATGAAGCCCTTGGAGGTACGGCACGATCGAGTTCCACCAACGTCAATCCTGGGGCTTAGACTATCACTCGAAGAAAAAGAAAACGGAGAAGACTTATGGTAATGGTAGAAAGAGACGCTCGCTCCGAGAAGGAGAAACAACACGACGCTAAAATGGCAGCAGCGAAGGCAATGTTACTTGGCGGCCGAGGACCTAAAACGACAACCCGGCAAGTCATCGGGAAGCCCTCTAGGGGGCGATCTAAGACGGGTAACGTCTATGCCACTGGATATCACTCTGATGCCCTTGGAGTGTCTCCTGGGCAGATCCCAGAAGCTACGGCAGCCCTTAGGGCACATGGGGTTATGAACGATTTCGATCCCAAAACTGGTGCCTGTATCATTACGAGCCCAAATGACCACAAAAAGGTGGCTCGCGCCACCGGATTGAATACCGGCCGTGATGGATTTGACGTAAAGGACTCCGAGGGCAGGTCAGACCTTACGGGCAAGCGTAAGGTCATGGCAAGGCGGGAGGCGAAAGCAGATCTAATGAAGCGAATAGAAGATTGCAACTTCTAGGATTTGTTGGTTTACACTTTTCATAGGACAATGAAACCTGGCAGTTCGGGCACCACAACCATACGGGTAGCTTAGCGGATAAAGCGGAGCCGCTGCCCGAGGCGAACCAGAATCGAAGAGATCCGAAGTCTCCGTTCTGGTTCGCCGAGCTTACAAGGGAGCGAAAACATGACGAAAGACTCTGGAAATAAGGAATTTCAATCGCAAGAAGCGGCGTTATTCGACCAGACATTAACTGGCGAAGCTTTCCCGGCTAATGAGCATGACTCGGTCTTGAACGCTTTGGACGGCAACGATGGCTTTGCTGACCCCGGAGACGAGCCGGCCAGCCCCGAAGATGACACCACCGCCCGCCAGGAAGCACTGCTTGAAAAGCAGATAGAAAATAAGAAACTCGCAGGAGAAAGAGATGCCATAAATGACTCGTTGCCGGCAAAGGGCGAGTCTCAGGGCGATCCGGTCGAGAAACCACAGGGGCCTCCTGAACCGCAGGCCCAGAAAGAAACACCGCCGCAAGGCGATGATGAGGTGGTAACAGAGGAACCACCAAAGTTTACGGAAGACTCTCTGTCGATGGCGGGAATTACCGCCGAAGAAGCCGAGAAGTCATTTCCGAGTGAGGCTGCTTTGTTAGCAGCCGTTGCATGGCAGGATAAGCAGTCCATGCTGGTCGCGAACCAGGTGCCTGGCCAACAGCGCTCGAATGCGCCGGCCGCGCAACAGCAGTTCCAACAGCAGGTACCTCCCATGGCGCCGCAACAGGGGCAACCGCAGTTTACGACTCCCCAGCCTCCGGCTGGCCCTGCACCGCCCGCGCAGCCTCAGAAAGAGTTCGAGTTGAACCTGGACCCCGAAGTATGGGGACAAGATTCGATTGATCTTCTCAATCGAATGAATGACCATTACCAGCAGCAAAACCAGGCGACTGCAGCTAGGACTCAACAGCTTGAGGCTGCATTGTCGAATATCGGCGTTGCTATGAAGCAGCGAGAGGCACAAGCCTCCGCGAAAGAAGCTGAGCAAAGGTTCGATGACTTCGACACAAGAGTAAACTCCCTTCCTGAAGGGTACAGCATTACTTTCGGGACGGGTACTCGACATACGTTAAAGGGAACTCCGCAATTTAACGCTCGCGTGCGGCTGAATACCGCAATGAACGCAATCGCTTCCGGTCGGAAGCTACAGGGAATGGAACCCTTAGATTCCGACAAACTGTTTGACCGAGCAATAAGAGCAGAGTTTTCTGAGATACACGAAACCGCAGTTCGCGAGGACACTACTTCAAAGGTTACAAAGCGACTTGCTCAGCATTTGGCTAGACCAACGGCGAGAGAAGGGAAACCCCTCTCGAAGGATGTACAAGCCCAAGCGAACGTAAACAAATTTTTGCAAGAGCGAGGTCTAGGGAGCGACGGCCTTCGTGAGAACGAAGTGATCGAGATCTAGCTCAAAAAGGAGTTGACTTATGTCTTTAACAGCAACTGACATTGGCGACATGGTGATTGGCGTACAGCGCGATCTTGGTCGCAACAAGTTTCAGAACATCGCCCAAAGCCTGCAGCACTACGAAGTGTTCTCGAAGTGGTTCAAGAAGGACAAGGTTGCCTTCGAGTCCGGCATAGGGATCTCTCGTACATTACTAAATAAGGTCGCGTCGGCCGCAAGCCACGTTGGTCTTTTGGAGTCCTTACAAGTCAACATCGAGGACGTCCTTGACCAGTTGACCTTGGATTGGCGACACTGCCGCACCCATTGGGCCTTGGTCTATCAGACCGACATCCTGATGAACGCTGGCACCTCGCGTATCGTTTCGACCGTGAAGGCTCGCCGAGCTTCCGCCATGATCGACATGGTTGAGGAACTCGAGACGTACGGTTGGTCCGCACCAGCAGTTGGCGACAAGGTTCTCCCGATGGGTGTGCCTTATTGGATTGTCAAAAATGCGACGACTGGCTTTACGGGTGCGTATCCTGGTTCACACACCGATGTTGGTGGCGTGAATCTTGACGACTCGCCGACTTTCAAAAACTACAGTGCGCAATACGTCAACGCGACCAAGGGCGACTTGGTCAAAAAGGCTCGTACCGCGCATCGTAGCTGTCGTTTCCGCAGCCCGATCAGCATCCAGGACTTCCGTGGTTCTGGTGGTGAGCGATATCGGATCTACGTCAACGAAGCGACGTTGTCCAACCTTGAGGACATCGGCGAAGGCCAGAACGAATCGTTGGGCCGTGACCTGGCGTCCATGGACGGCGTGATGACCTTCCGGCGTCACCCAATCATCTGGGTTCCGGAACTCGATGCGGATACGACCAATCCGTTTTACATGATCGACCATAACACCTTCTTGCCGGCCTGTCTCAAGGGAGACTACCTGCGAGAGACGGAAGCCCGCGTGGCGCCGAACCAGGACAACGTGTTCTTCTCGACGCTTTGGCTCTCGTACAACTATTTGAATTTTGATCGAAGGCGGAACGCGGTGTTGTACGTGTAACCCTGACGTTCAGTGCGCCGGCAGGCGGCGCACTGAACTTTTTTTTCGCTTACCTCTCCAAGGGAGGCAAGTGCGAGCGACCCTGCGAGGCAACTCGCGAATCAAAGCTGATGGGGGCATCAGCGCACTACTAAGCCCAGCGAGGAACCCTGCGTCGACGTAGACGCGAAGCTGAGTTCAGTCGGGGGACTGAAGGGCTGCTACTCTCACAAGGAGAGATGACATGACAAATACAGTCAGATATGCGGGTCAAACGATTCGCGGTCCAAGTCCCGCCCTTTGGGGCGACCTTTCGAAATGGCGCACTGACGCCGATGCCGGCCGTTGTGCTTTTCAGTTCGACGACTACCTTGACTCGCCGCGATTTGCGACGAACGGGACCACCTACGAACGTGGCTGGGCATGCTTCGCCGATGACGGCCCCACGGTCAATCAGGGCGCCGAAGCTGACCTTAGTGAAGGCGAATGCGGAACGCTTGTTCTCACCCAGGATGGGTCGACCGATAACGACGAGGTTTGGATGCAAAAAGGCAACAACAACGGTGCCTACATGCTCGCCATGGACACGACTGCCGGAGAAGGCTACAAGTTTGCATTCGAGGCACGCTTCAAGACCTCCACTGTCGTAGACGACGTTCAGTCGCTATTCCTTGGGATCATGAATCCCGGAGGTGCTGCCGCTGACACGAAAGTCGATGACACTGGTGTCATGCAAGATGCTGATTGGATTGGCTTTAACACAGTCCATGTCAACAGCGGAACAGCCGGCACGAACGCTCTCTTAACGTTCTCGTACAAGGCTACTGGCCAGACTGTCCAGAACCTGATTACCGACCTGCAAACCTTGGTTGCGGACACGTGGTATAAGGTTGGGTTCATCTATGATCCTTCCGCGATTGCCGCGAAACGGATCAAGGTTTTCGTCGCTGGCGCCGAGAAGACTACCTACGTCACCTCGACGCTGGTTCAGACCGCGACGTTCCCCGAGGATGTTGAAATGTGCCCGATCATTGGCACGAAGCTCGGCGCTGCAACCGCCGGTACGCTAAGTGTCGACTGGTTGGCATTCGGCCAGTACTTCGACCAGGCTGGATAACCTATTTGACTCACTGGGCCCCTACTAGGGGCCCAGTGGCTCTTTTTTTCCACGGAGGGAATCCAATGCCGAAAACACCCTACGACGCTGAACCGCAAGCAGACGGCGCGATTATCGAGGTCCCTGGACGGGGCATTGTTTTCGCGGCAGTTGATTCGGTTCCGAGTTCTGTTGCTGGATATGCCCCTGGATGTCAACTCGTTGATATGACAGGCGCACAAGGCTACACGAACACCGGTACACTGGCGTCTTGTACGTTCACGGCGAACACATAGTGAGACACAACAATGGTTGACATCAACGGATGGGACACAACCTCAGATTTTTACCTTGCTGGCCTCGGCCAGAAAGTGGGTGATAGTACCACCCAGGGAAGGACTCCGCAATGAGCGGCCAAAATTACAATGTTCTCAGACGATTAGCTTTCGCACTGACTGATGGCGGAAGATTTCCCTTGGTTTCCGGCGATGTGCTGTTAATTCAGCCGGCTGCCGACGACACCGGGTCGATCAATATCGGCAACGGCACGCGCGATATGGACGTTAAGTGGTTCGGCGGAGCAACGACCCAGTATGTCCTGTTTGATGTCGGCAACACCCGGCTTCAGCTTGAAGATGTGGATATGCTTCTCGGTGACAATGACTCGGTCACCTTTGGTGATGGCAACGATGTCAAGGTCGTCTGGGATGGTACGAGGCTAACCTCCGGTCCGACATCCGGCTTCTGGGCAGATTGCCCGATCAAGGCAGACCCCGACTGGATCAGTAAAGCAGTGATCATCGAACACCAGTTCTCTGACGTGGGTGAGGCTACCGACAGAGGCTGGAACGTTGGCACGAACACTAATGGCACGGTTGCTACCGGTGACGCCGTTACAGCAAGTACGCCTGGAGTTGGTGGCTATCTCACGCTTAGTACCGCTGGTACGGCGCAGTACGACTATGTTACCATCAAGTTGTCAGGCTATGGTGGCGCAGGGTGCCCGGTCAAGATTACCGAGAACTCGGGCCTGAAGATGTGGTTCGAGACAAAGGTCATCATGTCGTCCGTGACGGATAAATACTTCATGCTTGGCCTTGGTTCTGCCAACGCTGATGACGTGACTGTTGACGCCACTGGCGCCGAGAATCTCACGGATGGTTTCTACTTCCGAACGCTACTTGCAACCGAAACTCAGCTTGATACCGCGACGAACCAGAATACCACCGAGACTGAAATCGGTGGAAACACTGGTACTGTCGCCGCTGGAACGGCCATCAAGCTTGGGATGTACTTCGACGGCGTCACGACTCTGACGTTCTATGTCAATGGGACTGCCCAGGCCGATACAGTCACGATCGCCGATGCTGGCAACATTCCTAACGACGTTGGGCTTACGCCGTTCTTCCACGTGAAGGATGGTGTTGCCGGCGGTTCTGCATCGGCGCTTTATGTCGAGTACATGAAGCTCGTTCAACTGAAGGCGTAACCTTGATGCCTGCCACCCCAGGAATTTGTACACCTGGGGTGGCGGGCCTTTACTGAAGGAGGATACTCATGGCTGAAGTAACAAGGCGTGGAATCGTTTATGCCGGTTTCACCCACGGTGCTGGAACTGCAAAGGCCGTGAAAGCAGCAAAGACCGGCTACCGAGTCAATTTGCTTGGACTCTATCTTACGGCTGCCAGCGCGGTCAACATAACAATTGAGGATACGGCTGGGACGAACCTTTCTGAAATCCTCCAGTTTACAGCAAGCAACCTGCACATTAGCATGCCTTTCACTGGACAGCCTTGGGCCGCCTCTACGGATGACCTAGGTCTCCAGATTCTTTTGAGCGGCGCCGTTGTCGTCGCTGGAATTGTTATCTATGAACAGGAAACAGTTGACGTCTAAAAAAGGAGACACGACATGACACAGGCAGCGGAATATGTGATTCCAGAACGACATGATGCAGTACTTCGGAACCTGCTCGGTATTACTCCCGGGCCGGAACTCAGCATCGAAATCAAGGAAACGTACCTCAGGTGGCGCCGGTTATACGATAAGGTGTCGTATAACATCGGCGAACACGCCTTGATTCAGATTGCGGTTGAGTGCGGCGCGGATGCGGATGCCCCGCAACAAAACTTCATGGACGTAGTTAAAGAGAGGGAAGGAAAGCTTCCTCTCGGAACTGACGTCATGGTGAAGTGGAGATTCGGCAAAGAAGTAATTGGGAAATACCAGGGAATCAAAAGGGATAAGGTACTCGTTTTGCTTGACGACGATACTGGACAGATTCGAAACTGTCACCCAAGCAATGTCAGGCTTGCGGAGTAAGTAATGTCTTCGAAAATTTTCACATACACGTACATGACGGCGATCATTAATAACGTTCCATATCGGTTCGGATCTCCGTTTAAGCCTGTGTCGACCACAATTGCCAGCGATCTTCCATATCAAAAAGTAGCGACAATCGCTGCGGCCGGCACAACCACGATGTTCGACATATCAACCGATCTTGCTGACTTCGATTACATGTTGCTTGCCGTTGACTTTGACGCCTATGTCGAAATCATAACCAATGACGGTGATGCACTTGTGCAGGTGAACACGTTGCCACTTACCGGGAGTGGGGTAGCCAAAGAATTTGGCTCGCCG